GTGACGATCATCTTCGACGTCGGGGCCGTTAAGGACGCAGCCTGGAAGTTCGGGAACATGGGCGGCCTGTTCAAAGGGAAAGTCACTGCCGCGGGTGAGAGGCTGGCCGACTCGGCGGGGATGGCCGGCACCGACTCCGCTGGGCAGAAATTCGCCAAGGAGTACGACGCCCTGGCCAAAGAAGCCCTCGCGCTAGGTTCCACTTCGGCCAACGCTGTGCTGAAAGCCGCGGAACTTCTCGACGCGACCGCACACAATCACGGCGCCGCCGATGCACCCATGGTGGTGCCCGATAAGTACAAGCATCTGTTTCCGCCCGGCTGGACGCCGCCGCCGCAGAACCGATCACCCATGCAGACCCCAACCGCACCAGCATCACTAGGGGCGAAGTCTCCGCCGAGTTGGTGGGAGACCATCAAGGATCACGTCGAGGGCGCGGCGTGGCCAAATGGTGACTCCGAGAAGCTGCGGAACGCCGCCAACACGTGGAACATCCTGGGCAACGAAATCAGTGACCTCGCTTTTCAGGTCGACGCCCCTGGTTACGGTCAGGGCGCCGGGGATGGGCCGATGGGGCAAGTCGATTCCCAGGTCTCCCCCGAGATCCCGGACGTGATGGCCAACCTTCAGAAAGCCCGCGACGGGTTGGATGACACCGCCACCGCGTTCCACGCCGCGGGTATGGCGTGCTTCAACTACGCCCAAAACATCGATGACGTTCACAACAAGATCAGCAACGAAATCATCATCCTGGCTGCTTCAACCGCCGCGGTGGAAGTAGCAGCAGCCATCCTTGTTCCGATAACCGCAGGCGCCAGTGAAGCGGTGTCCAAGGTTGTCGACGTGGCCCGCCTTGAGGAGACCGGCCGCAAAATCGCAGTGATGATCCGGGAGTTCATCGCCCTGGCGGAAACATCAACCTTCCCTACCGTGGCGGCGGCAGCGCAAGCGGTAAGCGCCACAGCCAGGGTGGAATCTCTTGCTGGAGCCAACGTTTCTCTTCTAGCCGCCGAGGAAGCGGGCCTGTTGAGCGGCGAGGTCGCCGGAAGTTTAGACTGGCTCTATCCGCGCCCCTACCTGAGGGTGGGAACCAAACGCGCCATCGAGAACGCGACAACGAAAACCGCTGACGGCAAGTACTACATCGTCGAAGCTGATAACTCCGTACGCGTTCTGGTTGACCGTGACGCCACTTACGGGCCAGAGATTCTTCGGCTTCCGAAGACCGCCGATGGCTCCTATTACATCGACGCCAACGGGATCAAATACCCCGTGCAGTCGAAGTACGATTTTGGGCACGTCTACGGTGAAGAGTTCAGGGTGCTACAGGAACGTGCGAACGCTGAGCACTGGACTCGCCAACGGTGGAATGAAGAGATGAACAACCCTAATCTGTATGAGATACAGGATATTCCAGGCAACCGAAGCCACAGATATGAGAGGCCGAGATGATCCGCGGAGACTTGTCAGACCCGCGTGCACGCGATGATTTGGGGCGTACCCCGCTCCATTACGCGGTCATGGACGGACCAGAGGGCTCGGCGAACGACTGGAAACTGACCGACCCAACCGAGCGTGAAGAAGCCCGGAAACGCACAGCCGATTACCGGCTGGCCAACTGCGAACGCCTCATCGCCAACGGCGCTGATGTCAACGCACGAGAGGCAGAGAACTGGACTCCGCTACATTTCGCTGCACGCACAGATAGCCCCGAAGTGGTGCGGCTACTGCTCGATTCCGGCGCCGACATCAACGCCATCAACGGGCGCGGAGAAACCCCCATCACTCTCGCGGTCGCCAGCATAAAGCGGTCGGGAACTGGCGTCCTTCAACTACTTCGGGAACGCGGCGCAGACCCTTTCCTAAAGGGAGAGGGAAAGCTGAGCGCGATCGAATACGTGAAGATGGCAGAAAAAAGCCCTGAGGTTGAGGCAATTTTCGCCGACCTGCTCTAAAGTTCCGAACCTACCCCCGGAACGCAAAAAAGCCCCCGGCTCAACCATGCTGGGGGAAGCACGGGAGCCGGGGGCGGCTGTGAAATATGGGGTCCTTAGGGCCGTGGCCTAAGGAGTGGACTAGCGCTTGAGTTTGTCTATTCGCTTGCCAATGGTGTCGAGCTCGTCGCGGTGGTCGCGGATGTCCCCGGCCAAATCGCCTACACGGTCCATCAGCCCGCCAACATCTTTGATCAGGCCGCCAATCTCTCTCCCCTGATGTTCTTGTCGTTGGGCGATCAGATTGATGCCGTTCAGTACGTCCGTGAGGTCGTCGCGCAGGTTGGTTTCGTGAGAGTTCTCCACCTGCCCCCTGACGGCTTTGACTTCGGAGGCCATTTTCCCAATGTGCTTGCGGTTGGCGAGATACCCGGTGAGCCAAGCCCCGGCGATGGGTCCGGCTACAACCAGGAAGACGGCTAGTAGTTCGATCGGTGAATCGATCCCCGCGACATTCACCGCGAAGTCTCCACTGTCGGCTCACACTTCCAAGTCTCAACTCTGCACATAGCGGTGTCCTCTCATTTCAGTGAAGCCAACAAATGGATTAGGTCAAGCTGTTCGGGGATGAACCGCAGCAGCCCGGTGGTGCGCAGCAGATGCACGGCCACTACCCCGATCACGGCGGAGCTGAGGAACATGTGGGACTGCCCGTACCGTGCAGTGGCGTCCGACAGTAGCTCCCCTGGTGGGCAAGCTATCTCGTAGGCGACGATCCCAGCAGCCATAGTGATCCACGCCCAATCAGAAGGATGTAAAGCCATGGGAACCCTCCCCGATTAGGTTGTGGATAAGTTAGAAACACACAGGCGGCGGGCTATTTTGTCCGCGACGCCGGATACATCAAATAGATGGGCGCGGTACGGTGAGCTAGTTCCCTGCGCGCTCTCCTCGCGCGGGGCCTAGACACCGCGACTTCGGCTGAAACGCCGGATAATTGAGGGTATGACCAACCCCGAATGTGCGGCATGCGATCTGGCCGGGCAAATCGATCGGTGCGGGCCCAGTCTTGCCCGTGTCACAGAAGTTCCGCCGTCACGTCATGCATGGGGCGATGTTGCCGTTTGTCCGATTGAGGGTTGTGGACGCCAGTTTTTGTTCACCCGAAAGTCGGATGAACCTCGGACATAGCCGCTAGACCCCGTGGATACTGCTGTAGCGCCGTAAAATTGAGATGTGATTCTGGATCTCTTCACTGCGGGCGAGAAGTGGTTTGTTGCACACAATCAAGCCCGCTCTCCCGAGTCCATACCGTACTTCGGGGCATACCGGACGCGGGGTGAAGCTGAGGCTGATGCCCCGATCATCCAAGCCATGATCGGCCCACGCTTTCAGGTCTTTGTTGAGCGCTACGACGATTCGCCCGATGGCTACGTACCAGTGCCGCTACTCAGTTCGTTCTAGGTGTTCTATACCGTTTGCGACTAAACCGTGTGTAGCCCAGGGCGATTGGTTCTCCCCTTCATACACGCCGTAGGTGTGCTCTATGGTGCCGTCCGCTTGGACTCTCTCAAATCCGACCATGAGCACGAAATCTGATACCCGCCAGCCGGGTTCCTGATCCATCGCTTCGACGTACTTCTGTATGAGTTCGTCAGGGTGTTCACTCATCGCGGCTCCCAAGTATCAGCGGGTATCAAAGGAGTGCAAAGCTCTGTACGTCGAAGCCGTCGTTATTGATCTGGAACACCGTCAGTGCCGGGTCGCCGTCTTCGCCCATCTTGTTCATCACCCACGCTGAACCGTTGTCCAGGGTTGAGGCTTGGATATGCCAGCGCGCCTTACCCGTTACTTGATCCCGCCCATGGGGGCGAAGGCTGGCGTAGTGGAAATGTCCAGTCAAGAGGACGTGGCAGTCCATGACGCCACCGTGGGTCATCTTCTCCCACCACGTCTTAACCCTGTCGGCACCGGAGGCTTGGTGGCCGTGCGCCAACCCCAACCTGGTACCGCGTACATCGAACTGCAGCGTCTCGCACCACTCAGGCGGCCGGTGGAACTCCACCGGCAGGTTCGGCCCTTGATTGTCGGGGTTGTTGTGCCATTCGAGACGTTTTGAGATGGCCAATCCCCAGTCATCAGTGGGTTTCCCGACTAGATCCTTTCCACGCCGCCACTGCCCGTGATTTGAAGGGATGGACAGAACATCCACGGGGGCATGCTTGGCGCACAGGGTGATGGTCTTCCAGAACTCCGTGGCGGCAACCTCGACCTGATCCATGAGAGATAGGCCGTTGGTGCGGGTTTGGGCCGTGACATTGTCGAAGCCCTCCACGATGTCACCCACGTCCGCGATGATGATGCGATCGAACCTTGAACGTTTCAGGTAGGCATTCAGGTTTTCCCGCTTTTCCTGAAGGCGCAGCAGTAGCTCTTTGACCCCGCCGAGATGGTCGACCTTCCCGGTCTGAATATCGGCCCAGCACACCACAACCGTTGATTCACCCGTAGGTTTCTTCGGCTGCACAGACTTGGTTCTGCGGACCTCCGCATACAAAGCGGGAAGATCAACAGCCCAGCGCCGGACGGCGAGGTGATAGCGCCAGGAGTGGTGCTTGTGCTTCTCCCACTCCCCGTCCTTGTTGCGGAAGCCCGTCTCCCACACGACAACCTGAGGGTTACCTGCTATCTCCACCTTGGCTGGGTCGTAGTGCAGTTCGTCGGCGAACTCGTTGAGGATGCCTTCGAAGTCCTGCTCGTCGAAGTCATCTGAGACCTTACCCGTCTGAATGAATCCCGCGGTGCCGTCCCACTCCGCGCGCATTTTCGCCTGTTCCGGCGCCGACTCCTCGGCCACGGGACGTCGCTTGTTCAGGCTATCGCGGATACTCAACGACATTCCTTGAAATGGCGGCGTAATGCCGCCTCCGCCAATGGGTATCCCAACTCCCTTATGCCGCGCCACAACTCCGCGCTGGAGAAGCCTGCCGCCGCCCACTCTTTGGCTGCAGCCTGCTCATCTTCTGGCTGAGTCGCGAACCATTGGCATGTGGTACATACCTTCGGCTTCGGCTTGGATCGCTCAGTGAGTAGATCTCGGATGGACATTTGTTTGAACCGCCTTTCATGGGGCGCTTCGAGGGCTCTATTCAGTTGTTAAGAGCGGAACCAGTCGAGGACTGGATTCAGGTCGTAGGTGCCGTGGGCCTCTAAATGCGCGATGCCTTGGAATGTTCTGACGATGGCCCATACGATGTCGATCAACCCGTCGAATGGGTTGATGAAGAGGTCCATGATTCGGGCCACTATCGAGGAAGCCCCACCGGTCCAGGAGGATTGGGTGATTATGCGGGCTATCGCGGTCATGTTTTGACCGGCCTCATCCAACCGGTTCTCGGCGTACCAATCGCGGGTGCGGGCATGTTCCTGCCACTTCCCCGCCAGCTCGGGGTATTTCAGGAAATCAAAGTGCCAGTCCATGATTCCCTGTGTGTTCGGCTGGGGCGGGTCGGGAACCCAAGGCGCACACTGGTTGATCAGCCGGTAGGGGTTCCCCAAAGCTATGCCCTTGCGGAAATCCTTCAGCCGGTAATGCAACCTGCCATTAGTCGGTAGGACGTGCTTTTCCATGACCTCGCAGCCGACCATTGCACCCTGACTGAAGATCGCCAGATTCCACGGGGTTCCCTCCGGGAATGGTGTGCCATCATCGAACAGCTTCGTGTCCAACCGGTTCACCAGTTCGTCCACACCGGACTGGTTGTTGAACGGCAGCCGTACGTTGTCGTAGCCGGTGGGCCGCCACACCGCCCGCCCTTCACGCTCCAAAGTGGAAGCCACGAAAGCGCAAGGCCCGACAAACATGTCGGACAGATGGCCCTCGACCGTGAAGAACAGCGGCGTCAAACCCAGCTTCACCAGATCGGCTGCTGAAACGATTCCAGTCTGGGGTTGGTTGGTTCTGCGCTGGTATTCCTTCTGGACGGCTTGGTCGTCGTACCCGAAGTACGAATCAACCTTCAGCGGTCCCCCGCCAGCGGCTTTGGCGTAGGAGGCGTAGCGGGCCACCATGACCCGCTGCCACCTCGCTACTACCTCCCCATGGGAACCGAGGGTGAGGATCACTTCTGGGCTCGCCGGATAACCCCGTTGATGATGGCTTCAGCGTCGTCAGGCAAGGTCTCGCCTACGCCAGCCGCGCCTACACCGCCGATTGTCTGCTGAACCTGCCCAATGGCCGCGGTGGTGGTCCTGACGAAATCACTCACCTTGCCCTGCGCTTCGTCGATGACAGATCCGATGTGGTTGCGGGCCTCATCTGCTTTAACGAGCGCGTCGGACAGGCTTGTGGTGACAGCCTCTACGGGGTCACCGCCCTTTGAGGGGCGCACAAACAGCGCGCCCGCGGCGGTGAGTCCCGAGCCGATGGCGGTCAACCATCCACCGATATCCATGGCGGCCAAATCGCCACCCTGGGCGGCTGTCGCGGCAGCGCCACCGAATGCGACCACGAATGCGGTTACGGCACGGAAGATGGTGTTCGGGGTGTACTTCATTTCTAGGCTCCGTTCTGAGCGAACCGCTGGAGGGCGGCGGGGTTGGCGGCGTAGACATCGGCGAGGATCGCCTTGGCTAGGGCTGCGTCCTCCTGCCGGTCGGGGTACTTCACGGGGTCGGCTCCAGCCACCTCACCCAAGAGGCGGATGCTGTCCATGTGCCCGTACTTGGCGGCCATTGCCACGAACTGCGGGTGGGTTAGGCCGTCCGCTGTCCACGCGAACCCGGCGCACGTGTTCACGTCGCCTTCATCGAGGTGACGTAGCGGCGAGAGCGACGGGCGCCGCACCCCGGCCACCTGCCGCAGAAGGTTGCGGTCGTCGTCGGTAAACATGTCGTCTTCCTCCTGATTGAGAAGTTGCAGCAGCGCGTCACCCTGCAGTAGGGCGCGGTTGTATCGGTCGCGGCGATCGGCCAATCCGTTGGTGCCGCCATTGATTCGGCGCGTGACCGTCTCCAAGTCCTGCCGATCAGACAGGGCGTTGATGTCCGAGCGGGCCACCGTCCAGTACCAGGCCGCACCGATACCGGCCCACTTCAAGTCGGCGAGCTCGGTGGAGTGGTCGACAAAGTAGGTCGGTGTTGGAACCAACCGCTGCCGGTACGCCCACTGGGAGAACAGCCCGTAGTTGTTGCGTCCGGTGATCTGAATCCAGCTGCGGCCCTTAAACCGCACCCCATCCCCCGGCTGGGTGTTGCCCAGATCTGCACGCCCTTCATAGGCGGCACCAGAGGCGTACTCTTCGGTGGCATTGAAGCCGGCTGACTCGTGCCCTACCTGCGCCAGCCACATCGCTATCCGATTGACGTTCGTGCACTGGCTAGCCTTGAGCCCATCGGACACCGCGGGCAGAATCTCGGCGGCTCTTGGGACACTTAGCCCGGTGGCGCGTGCCAGCACTCCTGCGGGATCGACACCTACCTGGCCTGTGATGGGTCCTGGCAGATAGTGCCAGTCGTTCGCATAGCTGGTGTCGTACACGGACCTTGCCTGGTTGCCGGTAACACACCCGTCGGAGCCGTTGGACTCCATGCGGATTCCTTCAACCTCGCACCACATGTGGCTGTTCGCTCCACCGCCGGGGCCGTGGTGGATGGCGATCTTCACCGCAGCATCGGCCGGGAAGTCGTTCGGCGACGCCACGCAGATGGTGTTGAAGATGGTTCCGGTCTGGCCTACTTCAATCGGACGCCAGCTCTCGGTGGACATCCCGTGCCGAGTCCAGGCCATCGCGGTGCCGTTGCGCACAGCGTCGCAGATGTCAATGACCAGACCGGAGCAGTCCGTCCCGACCTTGAGGTTGAACGGATTCCAGTTCCCGCCGTAGACGTAGTCGTTGCCGACACGGTCCTGGAAGATCCGCTTCGCGAACTCGACATTCGTACGTAGGACGGCCATTAGTACGACCACCAGATAGCGGCCAGCCACTCATTGATATTGCGGCGCAACCGTTTCATCAGATATCCCCTATGCGTGGATCCAGGCCGGGACGCCCATACAAGGCGCTAATTGGGACGGTCTGCAGCTTGAGCTTGCCTCGGAGCCACACCCCGAACCCGAACCCCGCCAACCCGATAACGGCATAGAAGGCGGGGTACCGCAGCAGTTGAGAGAACATGCGACCTCTTTCGGGCATTAAAAAAGACCCCGCACTAGCGAGGCCCACTAGGAGATGCGTGCTAAGCGAATGTCACCGTGTAGATCGGCGAAGGAGTTCCGTCACCGTCAATCGTGAGAGAGTTGCCGTTGGTAGTCACCACATCGGCAGGGGTGTTATCTAAGAGCACGTAGCACATCACGTTGCCGCCAAGCTCATAAAGCACCGCGTAACGTGCTGTGATGCTCCCGCCTGATGCAGTCCACGATGGGTTGGTGGCGAAAGTTACGGATGGGATGGTTGTTCCACCGATGGTGAGCGATACAGTGACACCGCCTGTGGTGTAACCATTTCCGTTCGCCACTTCATTGGTGACACCGGCCCATGTGGTGGTTGATGCACCGATATTGGATGAAGCGGTTACCAGGGCAACTCGCCAGGTGTCGGAGTCCACATCGAACGTGCCGTCTATGACGTTCTTCCGCGCCGCAGTGGGATACGTCCATGTTCCTGCAGTCATTGGGGTGTCCTTTCGTTAGTTGATGATTTCGACGGTTGCTGCCGCGTAGTTCTGGCCGGACTGTCCACCCGTCTGAGCCACAGATCCATCGGTGGTGGTCACGTTCTTGGTGTTGAATGCAGAGGCCGAACCGAACGCCGCACCCGATGACGCTTGGCGCGTGTATCCCGCTGGCGCGGCATCCCATCCGCCCGCCCCCAGGCTGGCGTGCCCATGGAAATGCAGCAGCACCGAGGATCCATCCGTGTGGGTCAATGTCACCGACGGCGCAGTGGATGAGGCGCCGGTTCCAGCGGCTTGGGCATGACCACCGATCGGCGAGGATGCGTTCTGATCCCGTATTACCACCGCGATCATGTGAGACGCGCTACCCCATGAACCAGACGTTGTATTGGTTGCAGTAGCTTTGAAATACGCCGTGGTGCAGCCCGAGCCGCTGCCACTGTTGGCATTGTCGATATAGGTGTAGTCCGGGACCGTGCCGCCCGCCGACGGCTTCGTGGGCGCCGATATTGAGAAGGGGTTGTACGCGAACAGAACGATCAGATCGCCAACTTGATGCGTGGGGATTGTGACCGAACTGCTCGCATTTCCGTTGGCGCCAACAAAGGACACGGTGTGGATGGTGGTGACCACAGGTCTGCCCCCCGTGATGGTCACGGAGGCCCCTGCGGGCGCTACCCGCGTATCGATAACCGGGCGTCCACCCGTGATGGTCAGAGACGCGGCAGGTGGAGGGTACCGAACATCTATCGATGGGCGTCCGCCTGTAATAGTCACAGTGGCGGGCGTCGGGGCTATCTGTGCAGCGAGCGACGGAGTGCCCCCGGTAACGGTCACCGCCGCAGCGGTAGGTGTCACGATTGGTCCCGTAGTCACCACGGGCCGCCCACCGGTAATGGTCACCGATGCGCCAGCCGGGGAAACTATGTTGTTCTGGGACTGAACAATCGATGGCGTTCCGCCGGTAATAGTCAAACCGGCGGCTGTTGGAGCGACGACGTTGCCTACCCGGATTATCGGCTCTCCGCCGGTAATTGTGAGATGGGCTGGAGTGGGTTGAATGGGTGGCCCGTCCACACTTGGCCGCCCGCCGGTCACGGTTATGACTGCCGGAGTTGGGGAGATGTGGTTGTCTTGCGTTGCAGTGATCTGTGGGCGCCCGCCAGTCAGTGTGAGTGTTGCGCCCGTAGTCTCGATGAATGTTTCGGCCCACCAGCCGGTTACACCAGCCATGGTTAGATGCGGAAGATCCGACTGGCCCCGTTGTCCCAGGTCACTGAAATGTTCGTGCCATCAGGAATCACCGGCAACCCGGATGCTGTGTCATACAACGCGACAAGCTGCGATGTCCCCGCGGTGCCGGTGTCTTGGTAGATGATCCAGCGCACAATCGTTGCACCAGTGACAGTCGGGAACACGACATCAGCAGCATCGGCGACGCCAGCTGTCCATGACTTACTGGACAGGTTGGAGGATGTGCACACAACCCCCGTGATATGCGAAAGATACTGATGGGTGGCGATATTGGGAGTGTATGTGGCGTCCACTCCGCAGACTTTGAAGTTGTGCACTTCCCAGTCGAGGTCGCCCTTAAGGAATGCTTCTCGGGCGTGATCGTACAAAGCGTTTACCATTAAGGTTCTCCCTATTCCGCGTTGGAGACGATGGGGATCGCGATACCGATCCATGGGGCGGCAGCTGTGAGGGTTTGGGTGAACGTCACCGAACCCCCTGGTGCGTCACCGAATATCAGTCCCGCACCGAACGCCACGGCATCCAAATGTCCACGCTCGGTTTGGTTGTAGGCGCTGGTCTGACCCCCGTACAGGAAGGCGTTGACGATCCTGCCGTGGCTATTGGTGGAAGCACTGACTGATGGGGATGCGCTGTAGCCCTGAGTGACTACGGGTGTTTCAATCCCGGTGGGTGCAGCGAGTTTGTAGGACGCCGCACCGGTTGCGTAGTTCGACCCATACGGTGTGCCGATCAGGTTGATCGACCTTGCCCCAGTGGGAGGGTCGAGCAGCCACCACACCACCAACCGGTTAGATCCATTGGAGACAACCGGCAGTTTGTTCATGGTGACGCCACCGATCTTCGCCGTCACCCCAGACATGTCTATTCCGGATTGCGTTGCCATATAGGCGAACACAATGTTCGCTTCGGGGTCCAGCGTGAATTCCGGGATCGTCGCCTGACTTGTGCCGACGGTGCTCTTGTTGTCGAACTTGACATCGATACTTCCGACGATCGGTTTACCGACCGAGGCTCTCGACGGGATGCCGAACACACGATTCGCCTGATAATCGGGGACCGTCAGAGAATCCGGGTATAGGTACTTGCCAATTTTGAACATCATCGACACCTCAACCTCAACGGTCGGGGTCTGGGCGTTCTCACACATCGCGAACAAGGTGCCGTTCGGCAAGTAGTAGACCGAGACTTCGTACCCTCGCCACGACCCGCCGTGGCCGCGCCACTGGCCGAGCTCGAACATGCCGTGCCCGTACCCGAAGTAGGTCAGTTGATCGTCATTACCCCACGGAACGGGCCAGTAGCATTTAGTTCTCAGCTCATGCAGCTCAGGACTCAACAGAGTTCCGTCACGTAATTCCTTGGCCCACAACAGCAGATCGTGGGCGGTGGAAATCATGACACCAGCAGCGCTCGCATATCCCGGCCCGGTTTCAGTGGCGTCCTGCCAGGCCCCGCCACCGAAAATACCGGTTGCCCAGGCGTGCCCATTTGCGTACGGTTCGGGCATCTTCGCGGTTGTAGGCCAACTGGTTTGCGTCAAACCCAACGGATCAAGAATGTCCGTCTGCAGCACATCACGTGTGGGGCGGCCGTTGACGATCGAAACGATCATTCCCAGCAGGAAGTAGTTGGAGTTGACGTACGCCCACCCTTGGCCAGGTTCAAAGGACGGTTCGTGCTGTTTGACGATCGCGAGTGTTTCTTCGTCCGTCCAGTCAGAGGTCGGCATCAGGAAGTAGCGCATCATCATGCCGAGGTCGGTTTGTTCGTTGAACAGACCCGACCGCAGGCACATCATGTGCCGGACCGTTATCTTGGTGCCGCCAGGAACGCCCGGTAGGAACTTCTCCAGCGGGTCATCCAACGACAACAAGCCACGATCAACTGCCTGCAAGATCATGGTCGCGGTGAACGACTTGGTGCAGGAGCCGATACGGAAGTGGTCCTCCAGGATCACGTTCCGCGCACCTGCGGCGGTGGAGACCTTGCCGTACGCCTTCGTGTAGTACCCATCTGGGGACTGGATGGCCAACACCCCGCCCGGGGCGGTCATGTTCGCGGCCACGATCGCGTCGATAGCGGCCTGATCCTCCAGCGGCAGCAGGGACAACCCACCCGAGACGGTGGGAGTGCCCAGTGAGGCGGTGGACTCGATACTGGGGACCAAGACTTGGCCGGGGCCGCCGATGATGGACTCACCTTCAAGCGGGTTCTGCCGGAACCTCACGCGTCCGGCGCCGTCGGCTCCCTTACCGCCGTTCTGGAACGTTAGTCCGTTGCCGCCGTTTCCGGCGCCGCCCGCTGAGACGCCGTCGCGGCCGGGAACATTCTGGTCCGCGCCCCAAACGTACTTCTCGCCCTTGTATTCAAAAGTTCCCGGGCCACGACCGATGGGGTTAGATCCAAGTTGTAGTTCCGTGCCGCCGATGCCACCTTCTGCGGTGAGGGTGTAGTCGGGCAGAGACCAGACGCTAGCGGTGCCGTCCTCGCCATCATCGTGACCAGGACGGCCACCTAGTCCACCAATACCCTTTGTGAAGTGCAGTACTGCGTTGTCGCCGAAGTGCACTCCGCGCTGCCACGTTGTGGCCTTGAATAGGCCTGGCGTGCCGGGCTCGCCGTGGAATCCGAGCGTGAGACCCATCTGTCCGCCGCCGCCTGCACCAACACATCCTGGGTCTACGAAGTTGCACCATGACGGGATCGGAATATCGCCATCGTCAACGACATACACCGAGATGGGGTCGTAGTAGCCCACACCGTTGCCGGTGTCGATGGCTGTTTCAATCCACGGGATGTTCCCGGACCGGACGACACTGGATTTGGCGATGGTCGAGGGAGGTGTGTTCGGTGACGACGAGTTATCCCGTGTCGCGGCCAAACCGACGACCTGCGCGAACGGGTGATCAGGAATATCGTCCGTGGTCGAAATCCCTCGGACACTGTGTGTTCCGCCGACGGGGACGAGTTCGTAGGCGTAGGTTTCCCCCGCCTTCTGATCAACTGGGGTGTCGAGCTGGTAGAACGTCCAGTTCGGTGTAGTACCGGCGGTCAGCTCGGACAGGATGTTCGGGGAGTGGTGCACCAACGACCAGTCCCCGGAAATCCCGTCGAGTTTCCAGATGTTGACGTAGAACGCGGTGATGCCGCTGGTGCCGCAGCCAAGCCATGACACCACACCCAAGGCGATGTCTTGCTCCACCCGCATTGTCGCGATCAGCGACGCACTTTGAGTGGCCGAAAGTGTGGTGTTGACGCTGGTTAGGCCGTAGTTCGACCGGCCCGACGGCAATAAACCGGTATTGACTGGGGTGTTGTTGCGGATAGAGAGGATCTGAAAAGCGCTCTCCCCCATCGCCGCCGCGGTCTGCAAAAGCTTCGCGACATTGAACAGGTCAGCGAAACCACCGTTTGCGTTCGGGTCAGTCGACCCCGACATTCCCCCGAGAAGATGGGAAAGGAACTCCTCGAACGTGGTGTTCGCGTCCCCAGGGCCACCGAAGCCGAGGATCTTGAACAACGGGATATGAGTGACAGCCTCGAACAGATCTTCCAAAGTGTGGAACGCGTTGTTGGAGCCTGTGATCCCGTTTACGACGGTGTCGATGATCAACTGCCACCGAGACAGCACTTCCTGGAATGTGTTCGACAGGCCGTCGATCCAGCCCTGCTGAATCTTGTTGGTCTTCTTACCAACACCGTCATCGAAGTTCAGGACACCCGAGGTGGCATCCTTTGTCACTAGGATGCGCACACGTACCGCATGCACACCGTCGGGAACGGTGTAGTTCCCGGTCATTTGACGCCAATCCCCCGTTGACGTGTTCGGGTTCAGGGTCGCAACGTCCTCAACACCAACCTGTACAGCGCTATCCCCGCGACCGGAGAACTCGACCATCTGCAACTTGATCGGCGAATTAGTGCCCGTGTACCCGGACCACTTAACCCACATCTCCAGCGACATGGTTTGGCCAGGGTTAGCAAGAATCTCATTGGACCGCAACGCTTTCGTGACACCATTCGCGGTGACCTTCACACTGCCCGAACTGTCCGCACTATGCGTGACACCGGACTCCCACGTCCAATAAGGATTGTCGGCGATGCTGGCGCCGTCCTGGAAATTGCCCGCCACCAACAGGTTCGGCTGCTCATCAGTGATCCAGCTGAACGACAACGCCGGGATCAGATTCGACAGAATGAATCCGTCACGCCCGAACAGGTTCCCGTTCAGGAAGTCCTTGATGATCTCGATGATGTCGCCGATGATCGGGATGTCATCTACCCAGCCGGTGAGTAGATTCCACAGATCCTCGAGCGCCTGCTCCGGGTCAACATCCAAGCCCAGGAGCTTCTGAATGAGTTCCTTGATCAGGCTTTCGGCGTACTCGATGATTCCATCGATGATTGCCTTCCACATCTCCAGTCCTTGCTGGAAAGCGGTGCCGATATGGAACTCGAGCCCCTGGTTAGGGTCGTTGAACGGCAGCGGGATTCGGTCGAAAGACCGTGGCACTAGGAGCCGTCCTCAGGCTTCAACGGAGAGACGGGGACGATGAGGATTGAGAGCTGTGCGCCCGCTTTGTTGAAGGAGTAGAAGCCCGCCATGCCCTCGTTGACGAGGTTCACGTACAAAGTGGAGGTTGTACCGGTGCTGTATGCCGGGATCATGCCGATCCCGTTGTCTGGGGTGATAGCGGTGTTCGGGGAGCCCGTGGATGAGGCGTGCGGGAACAGGGCGGACCAGGAGGACATGTTGCCAGCGCCCTTGGCGATCAACTGCCCGCTGGTGGCATTCCCTATGCGGACCTCGGAGCCGATGATGAAGGGATCGGCGTCGAGTTCGATGCCGTTGGCCTTGAAATGCCCGTGCACTACGGGGACGTAGTCGAACGGCATCGGCGGGATGATGAATGAGCCGATCGTCTGCCGTGTGGCCAGACCCGTGAAGTCGGTGAACGCAGACTCGGGGACGGTGTAGAACCGTGTCGCCAAGGGGTTGAAGTCGGCGGGCGCGTAGTCGACACCGTTCCAGGCAATGACCTGTCCGGCGGCGGGTGCGACCGAGTCGTCATAGTCGGTGGCGTCTCGGATGGTGGCGTTATCGCCCTGCGGACCCCGCGGTGCTTTGAGCTTCAACAGCCATGTCGGGTTGGCGGAGGTACCCGAAACGATGATCTCCGAGGTCAAACTCGGGTTGTCCGGGTCCAGTAGTTGGACCGTGGGCGTAATGTTCGGCAGTGGTCCCGGTGGGCCTTGTGTGCCCATCTGCTTCTGGACGTAGTGTTCGCCGTCCCACAGGTAGACGATGTTGCCTACCCACCAGGCTTTCCCGATATCAATCGGATCGTCAGTGAGGTTTTGGGGAAGATCGGCGGGGTCGTCGATGCTGGACTGGTACTGCATCTTGACGATGGGGGCGTTCTCACCAGCAGGACCAGCAGGCCCGACGAGGGCGTCCATGGTGACTGCGCCGTCTTGGTCTGCAAGCTCGAATGTGCCTGTGACACCACCAGGTACGTCCATGTCGGAGACGACACCCCAGAAGTGCAGGCGCGCAAGGATCGACCCAAGGTAGGGGGTATCGCCCGGTTCAGCCATTCTCGATTCCCTTCACGAAGTCATCCCCGATGGGTCGCTCATCTTTGATGGCGATGTTCGGAGTCACCCGCCATGCCGGTTCAGCCATTTCGGGTAGGTCGTCATCTGCGTCTTGATTGCCGTTGAGTCGCTGTATCGCTTTGCGTTTCAGCCACTCTGGTAGGGCGTTGATCTGTGCGAACGTCATGTTCTCGACGCCCTCTAAGGGGTCGTCGGGGGCGTCGATAGGAACCCATTCGATCGCGCCTTCAACTACCCCGGGCGCCTCGACGGCCCGCGGTTTGATGAGGGGTTGCGCCGAGCGCCGCCACCCGCACCTGATCATGTGGTAACCCACAAGCCACACGAAATGCGCCGAGTCCATGCGGTTTCCGTCTTTGTCCTGCGGGTAGTGGCAGTCCGTCAGAAAGTCCTGATAGGCGCTTTCCATCTCCGCTTTCTGCGCGTCCTGGGCCTTCTGCTTCTCCGCATAGGCTTGGAGGGCACGCGGAACGTACTTATCTGCAGCCAATTTCGTTCCTTTACTCAGAACATTGAGTCGGAACCGAAGAAGGTTCCGGCGAGGTTCCAGAAGCCCGCGAGGGTGCGCATCGACTTGGCTACTGGGTCTTCTTCGTCCAAGTCCTGGCCGAGCGAAAGTTCAACCAGTAGTGGCGAGTCAGCGTCGTAGGAGCGGCGAATTGCCGACACTTGGTCGACGTGCAGGACGCTTCCTAACTGGAACGCGACCCTGTCACCGAGTGTGAAATGCTCATCGGCTATCCAGGGCATCCCGTTGCGGATGCTTGTCTTGAAGCTGACGAACGCCCTTGTCTTCCAATGCCCGTTGCGCAGATCTAGGATTCCCGCTGACGTGTAGGCGGTCCCTTGGCCTTGTTCAAAGTGCTCCAGATACCCCAGGTCGCCCATGAGCAGGACGCGGCGCGGATCGGTGAACCGTTGCCATGCGAACAGCGTGTTATCCAGCTGTCCTTGGTACAGCTCCTCCAAACCGGGTGTTCCGGGCTGCTGGTAAGCACCCAGACCGTAAGAGATGACAGCTGATAGCTGGGACAGCCCGTACTTGATGCCGAATGTTTGGAGTTGATTCAGCCATGCCGGTGACCGGGAGCCCGTCATCACTGTCTTTGCTGTCGATCCCTTCATGGACCGTTTAGCGTCGATGATCCCGGTGTATTCTCCCTCGCGGAAAACAACCTTGGGCTTAGCGGGGGCGAATCCCAACCACTTCCTGATCAGTGGATCGGTTTTGCCGTCGCCGTCTTCGTCGTACATGTCGGGCGGGACGATGGCGTTGGTGATCAGATCGTCTGCGGTCTCGGCGATTAGGCGGAGAGGGCCGTCGATTAGGGTCCCCGTGGGTCCAGTAACCCCGGACTTGTCTTCGAATGCGAAGACGACGCAGTTGCGGGTTGGGCGTGCCAGCGCATCCCCGAGTGCCCCCAGTTCTGGGTGCGGCGAGGTGTCGTCTTCGGTCAGCCAGGTGTAGGCGCGCAGCATGCAGCCGGCGTCCTGCATCGGTGCAGCCAAAACGGTGTGCAGGTCTTGCCAGCGCGAGGACAGGATCGTGGTACGAGACTGATCGAACAGTGGGTTGACGAATTGGACCTGGATGGGCCACGCCAACGGGTTCAGGCCGCCGATGATGTCCCGAACCCCCAGCCAAGCGCCAGGATTGAAGATGTTCGTCGGGATACTCAAGAGCGGAAAGAACTGGCGAGCCAGGTTTAGGAACATGATGATCGAACCGGCTGTGCGCATGTTCCAGGGAAGGAAGAACATCTTCGGGAACTGAATTTCGGGCGGTAACAGAGGATTCGCGCCACCCAGGATGTGTTTTGCGTGTTCCCGGTTGTGCATCATCTCGAGCTCAACGGTGTGCAATCCGTCTTTGTCGCGCACTGCGTTGACGTTCACGATCTTTCCGCCCCAACGGGTTTTCCATGACCGATCAGTGGGGTTCGGATCTAGCGTGAATTGGATATCTTCTTCAGCGCGGCGGTCATAGAGAAGGAACTTTGACAGCCAGTTCGAATGCCTGATGACCACCGTGGCGGTACCTGAGTCCGCCATGACTTCCTCTACAACAACCGACTTTTCGCCCGCTAGGTCGGCGATCGGGCGGTGGTGCTTGTCCCAGATCCGCAGCAAAGGTCGCTGCTTGTAGGCGTCCCTCATGGCCTTGCGGCGCGCATTGAGGTAGCGGTACGCCACCATGGGGTCGCCAAGGTCTGGGGTGGTCTGCGTCTCGCGGAGCAGCCGGTCCAGGATTCCTTGCAGGCTTGTGAAGTCGGTCAGATCGACCGACCAATCACCCGACACTGCTACGCGAAGCCCTTTGAATAGCGTTGGGGAACAAACATGGTGACCCGCCCGTCAGCGTTGGAGTGGCGCACCTTGACCGCCGCGAGCGTGCGGGGCGGGATCTTGGATGCTTCGGTGAATCGGTCCTCCATACGCCTCCACACCGGAAGGGTGATGGAAAGCAGGTCATGCAGAAGGACATCTAGGAGTTGAGAGTTACGCAGGATCCGCATGAACAGCGGGTCCACTGGATCTGTTGTTGCGGTGAGTGTTTGCGCGTTCGGGTCGGTATCTACCATCACGTAGCCGTCCTGCGGACTCAACAGCGGAAGCTCAACCCACCGATCACCCTCTTGAATCCAGCATTTACCCGGCGAGGACACCAAGAACTTCGGGTAGACGGCGATGTCTCCGCGGTTCGGCACACGAATGGCGCCTTCACCCACATCCAGACCGGGAATGAACTCGTTGAGCAGGTCCTCAATCTTGTCCCACAGGGTGGAGGTTTCGACATCGTTCTGCCACGTCTTGAACTCTGTTCGCTTAGCGAAATAGGGCTGCGTGGCAACGATGTTCATGCTCCAGGTCATGAAGTTGTTGCCGAATGCCACCGGGTCGAGTTGCCACGGGTCTTTGGGCTCTTCAGCGAGCCGTACCCGCAGCCACCGCCACCCATGGGTGCGGGTAAACACTCCCAGGTAGCCGTCTTCGGTGGCCGACCATGAACCCCACCAGCGTTCCTCGATCATCCGATACCGGAACGGGGTGTCAATGACCCTGCTGCTACTACCGCTTATCCAGGGGGCTATATCGGGATTCACGTGAACGCCGATGGAGATCATGCGTTTCTTCCAGTCGGTGCGCTCTGGTTCGGCACCGATCTGGTAAGGGCCCTCGGACATGAGAGTTTCGAACGGGGTGTGGAACAACCCGGTGGCGACGGGTGCCATCACGATTCCTTCGCGGCCCTTGTGGGATCCCAAGAGGTTCCAGGTGAATCGCTTCTTGTGGATCGGGTGAACGACACCGATGTAGACGATCTTTGTTTCCACGCCTTGAAGGTGCGGCGGGAGCTGCGTGAAGTCTTCGCCGGTTTCCGGGCCGTGGATCCAAGGGTTAGACAGAGCCATCTATTACCCCACCGGTCCGGTTCGTGTTCCGAAGTTCTGGCGCCACTGTTGGTTTTGGGCGGATTGCGACTTCTGCATCGCCTGATCGACGCCGGTTCCTACGGGGGCGTTGAAGTTGATGGACTGGTCGACGTTTGCGCCATTTCCGCTCTGTGCGGGACCGGCGCTGCCGCTGGAGAATGCGGAGCCCATATCGCCGAAGCCGGTGCCTGGGATTTGAGCACCTGCGATGACGGGGTTGATGTCGCCTGGGGCACCTTGGAGTTGCGCAGCATCCATGCTCCCGAACGGAGCCGGAATGATTGTCTTGATGGCATCGACGATTCCGCTGCCGGATCCAGTCATGGCAGATCCGGCGATATTGGCGAACAGCGCCCCGCCCTCACCTAGTAGCGGCTTGCCATCTGAGTTATTGCGCAGCCCGCCAAAGAACTTCAGTAGAGTTGAGCCTGCTTGTACCAATCCCCATTGGGTGGGGTCGGAGAATCCTGGGGGCAGAAGGGACTCTTTGAGTCCGCCGATGCCGATGTCAGCGAGGCCCCCGGCATCCGGCATGATTTCAGCTAGGCCTTCGGCGATCTTGGCGTACGGGTTGTTGCCGCCACCGAATCCGCCACCAGACCCGCTTGAACCGAGGGCATTTCGGTCGTCTTTCGCCTGCTGAAGATCCCGCTTGAGCTTGTCGACCATGTCGCGTTTACGCTGCTTGGTCGTCTCTTTCGCCTTAGGATTGGACTCTAGGTCGGCTAGCTCCTGCTCGGTCACGTCCAGGCGGTTGGACAGATCATTGATACGGTCGTCGGCTTCGCGCACCTGCTTCGGGCTTGCACCCGAGGATCCCGCAGATCCCGATGATGAACCCCCGAATCCCAAAGCGGATACCGAACCACCACCCGAGGGGAGGGAAATGCTGCTTGTCGGGAGCCCCACAGCCGCGGCGCCGGCACCCCGGCCCTTGCCTAGCATCACGTGCACGTGATCCATGTGGTTCTGGGTGCTACTACCCCGGTCGGGCATCTGCTTACCGGAGGTGAGCGAGCCGCCATATCCGTAGCTCTGCTGACGCCAAATGAATCCGTCAAGCCCCAGCGCTGACGCGTTCTTGGCGATGAACGCCGCGACCGCGTCACCCAGCGCCTTGCCTTGGGGCGTGTCCCAGCCGGGGATCATGATGTCGATGGCGTTGCCGGATGAATGCTCCCCAAAGCCGTCCTCAGCCCGTCGGCCGCCAATGTCTTTGATCTGGGGCCACATCTTCATGACCAGTGACCGCAGATAGTCGGCGCCAGGGTTGAGGCCCTGTGCGTATCCGGGTGCACGCATCATGTCGTGCAGGTATGCGGCAGATGGCACCCAACCTGAGTTGAGGGCAGCGACTATGCCCGCACCGCCGTTCTTCATTCCCTTGGCAGTGACAACACCCTCGCCGTTAGACAGCCACGCCAGGATTGAGTCGCTTGTGCCTGTGCCGGCGCCGCGGACCATGCCACCCGCAGCGAAGCCCTGAAGGGATTTACCCCACGAGTTGAGTTTGTCTGCGCCCGGGACCTGGAATCCGAACACCTCGGAAGGAATGGCGGCCAGGAACGTTCCCAGGACTTTCAGGGGCGCCTTAATGACAGCCGCGAGACCCGAGAATGCAGATGTAACAGCGTCTTTGATCGCGCTTGAAGCGCCAGAGATGCCGGACTTGAGTGCATCCCATCCTGCGGAGAATTTGTCCAGGATGGGCGACACGAAGTTCCAGGCCGCGCTGATCGCGGTCTTGATTCCTTCCCAGGCGGGGGAAATCGCGTTGTTCCACAGCCACAGGGCGCCCTGGCCCAAAAGGTCCATTGCGCGTTTCCAGTTGTCGAACAGGTCGGAGGCGACTTCCCACGCGAGGCCGATAACTTCTTTGATGCCGTTCCAGGCGGGCGTGATGGCGTTGTTCCACAGCCATGTTGCGGCGGCACCAATGACCGTGAATGCGGCCTTCAGGCCCGGGAATACGGTGGTGGATAACCATCCCCAGACCGCGCCGATAACGTTCTTAATCGCCGCCCACGTGACCTGCACGATCTTTCGGAACGTCTCATTCCTGTTGTACAACAGGACAATACCGGCGACCAAACCGGCGATTGCGGCGATGATCAGGCCGATAGGGTTGGCTGTGAGAACGATATTCAACAGTGCTTGCACGGCAGCCCACGCCTTAGTGGCGACAGTGATGGCGAGCATCACCGTCTTGTAGGCGGCCAAACCGGCCACTAGTGGGATGAGGAAGTCTTTGAACCGGACGATGAGGTTGACCGCTTCGGATAGTCCGCTGACCAACGACGGGCCGACAGCCGATAGGACGTTTCCGAAGGCGGTTCCGATAGTCGACAGAGCTGAACCGATATTGCCTGCGGCTTGGCTCACGGCGGGGTTCTCGAAAGCGTCCTGCATCTTGTTCGTGAAGCCGGTCAGTCCATCGCCGATGCTTGACAGGGGGCCTTGGATCTTCTCGAACAACGTGATGGCCAGGGTTTCCGCAGCGTTCTTCAGCCGCTCAATTACGCCAGGTAGGCCCTGATTTTGGGCTGCCGCCAGCTTCGACGCTGAACCTTCCTGGTTCATGGCGTCGCGCATCTTGTCGAATCCTGCTGCGCCGTCCTTGGCTGCCACACCTGCCAGACGTGCGGCATCCGATCCGAACGCGAGGGCAGTGTCCATCGCATACATTTCGGGCGTCATGCGCTTGGACGCGGCCTGCAGCTGCCCGAACAGCGCCTCCATGCCAACGAAATTGCCCTGCGCATCGAAAGCGCTGACGCCCAGTTCTTGCAGCGCCCCCGAGGCTTGATCACTCGGGGCGGAGAGCTTCAAAAGCGCCGACTTCAGGAGGGTTCCGGCGTCGCTGCCCTTAATTCCGTTGTTGGCCAACAGTGCGATGCTCGCCGCGGTGTCCTCGAGAGACACGCCCGTCTGGCGTGCGACAGAACCGCCAGCCTGAAGAGCGAACGCGACATCGGTGATCTCTGCCGATGATGCATTAGCGGCATTGGACAGCACATCAGCGGCCTTAGCCGCATAGTCAGCTTTGAGACCGAATGCCTGTAGCGCGTTGGCTTGGATCTCGGCCGCTTGTCCGGCGCTCACCTGTGCTGCAGCGGCTAGTTGTAGGGTGCCCTTGGCTGCGGTTATTGACTCATCCACGGAGAAACCGGCTTTGGCAAGCTCTGTCATGGCCTGCGCCGCATCAGCAGCAGAGGTGTTCGACAGGGTCATGTCGTTGCCGAGGGCCTTGGCGGTGTCGCGGAACCGCTGCATGACATCTGCCGAAGCACCTGTGACACCCGAGAGGGTGTTCATGGTCTTCTCGAAGTCCAAGCCCTTGGTGACGATCGCCGAAACACCGCTTGTGGCCAGGTTGGCGGCCTTGGTCATCGCATTGGCGGCAAGGTTTCCTACCGCGGTACCTGCCGCAACAATCCCGGTTGTGCGTAGCGCACTGGAGAAAGAGTCGCCGAACCAGCGGCCCGCACGCCCACCTTCCTGACGCGCGGCATCAGATGAGCCCGATAGGAGTCTGGATACCTGGTTACGTATCGGCTTGGACGACTTGTCGATCGCAGACTGCGCGTCGGAGGCACGCTTCTGCGCACGTGCTACCGCATCCAAGTCCTTGGCGAGTTCACTAGCCGCGGCCTGCTGCTTACGCATCGCCGACGCATGCGCTTCCGACAAAGCGGTGAGCTTCGAGCCCTTGGTTCCCGCCTCGCGAGCCTCATTCAGCTTCTCAAGGGCCACCTTGAGCTTGCCCGCGGCGTCAGCTTCTTTGTCGCGAGACTTGGCGACCGTCTCGGAGATCTTTTTAACCTGATCCGCAGCGGTTTTCGCCTCGTCAGCAAGGGCTTTAGCGTAGGCGGAGCCGGTCTTCTTGGCCGCTCCAATTGCTTGCTTCTGGACGTTGTCGAAGAGCTTGCTGATGCCCTTATTGACCCCATCGAACCTGACGGTGGCCGACACATATCCCGATGAAAGTTCAACAGCCATGTGTCACCTCCTAATTTCCGAACAGGTTTCGCAGTTTCTTCTCGCGCCGCTCTTCGCCTGAAAGGCCAAGTAGCTCTTTGACCTTCGAGATGGGTGCGGCTTTAACTTTCAGGCCGGGGCGTGACTGCTGATCGCCCATATCAGGGCCGATCGGCACCGGACGGTTCCGGTTACGGTGTCCGTCCTTGGTTTTCGCCCACACCAGCCAGCGCAGCGCGTTAGCGATAATCGCCAGCAGTCGGGTAGTCAGAGTCCATCCCGCATACTTCGGGTTCCTGGACTTCCATAGAGCGCTTGTCTCTTCCGGGTGATTGACATACACCCACAGATCGCGCCAGTTGAATTCGTCAGACGGGCAGTCACGTAGGCGTAGCCCGTCTTTGATTAGGTCGTATTCTAGTGCGGTGCCATGCTTCTCGATGAGGTCGAGAAGCGCGACTATTCCCCCACGGTGACCTGTCCGGCCTCCTGCCAGGCGGTGAACAGGTCTTCCACATCAGTTAAGGGCAGCTCGTCGAACACAGCAAGATCGGCTTCCGATACGGCGCCCCACTCGATAATTTCCCACATACCCTGTTCGGGGTTCTTGCGGTTACGCCGAATGACACCAGATGGAACGGACCCGAAGGGTTTGAGGTTGATCTTCTTTTCGACGCCTTCGATTTCCACGGTGTGGACGTAGGGTGTCGCGTTTTTTGCAGCCATGAGCGCCCTTTCAAGGGTTTTGTGTGCAGCCGTAGCGCTTGGAGAGCGGCGGGGCCGCGCTCGGCTGCAGGGGAATTCGGCCCCGCCGCGTCTATTAGGAGCCCGCGATCCGTCCGTCGTCGGTGTACGTGGTCACGTACTCGCCAGTGGACGACTCGAATACCTTCAGTTCCACCTCGTATTCGATGGTGTCCTTGCTAGCCAAGGTCACATCACCAACAGAGATGACCTGGCCGTCAGCCACGCAGTTGCGGTACTTCGCGGACAGCTCCGAGTCGATGGTGTCGAACACCCACGTCTGGTGGGGCAGCTTCTTGCTGGTCTTGCGGACCTTCACCTGGGTGCCGTGAGTACCGTCAGCGGGGGTAACGGTGACGTTTGAAGCACCGTAGATCGCCTTGAGGACATCGGCATTCAGCGATTCCAGGAGGACGAACTTGAACGAGTGGTTGTACTCGGTCTGCAGCACCTTGACGATGCGGCCACCCATGTCTTTCTTCTCATCGGTGGACCGCTCCGATGTTTCAGTGATACCGTCCTCGCCGACATACCCAAGACCGACGAACGCGGCATCGAGCACTCCGTCGACACTGGTTGGGAGGGTAGTTCCGAGCGGGGCGACGAACGCGGCCCCAGCGGCGGACGGCTCTGCGGCGAAAACGTTGCCGACTTCTTCAGCCATGATGTGCCCCTTTCAGAAGCAGATCGGTGCAGCCGAGCCTTTGAAAGGGTGTATTTAGTTGTAAATTCAGGGATTTGAACGCATTACTACATCGACGGTCATCACGAACCGTCTCGTTTCGCTTTCGATGTCATCGCGGCGGGCAGGTTCCCCTGCGATGTCTACAGCGTGCACTCCGCGGCCCTTGCCGGGGAGTTTGAGGATCCATTCACGCGCCTGCTCGATCAGGTTGTATGCGTCGCGCTCGTTGGCGCACCATGAGTAGATGATCAGTCGGCGCCGTGCGAGTACGCGGGCTTTGATTCCCGAATATCCACTAGAGAGTGGCGCTGAATCGATCGTGATCAGCTGCGCTGGGCGCGTTTTCGGAACGTCCGTCGCGACCCGAACCGGCATGTTTTCGCTTAGCCAGTCCCTGACTACCTGTGCGTGGTAGGCGAACATCAGCCAGCCTCGCCGAAGTTGTGTAGCAGTGCGTCGTGCTTGTGGTCGTACCGGATGGCCTCTGCCGTTGCGGCGATAGCTGTTGCCCGGTAGTCGCGCTTATCCAAAGGATCATCACCTTCTACCGAGACGCGGAAACCGTCTTCCAGTCCCGCTTCTTGGTTGCAGGCGTCAGCGACCCGCTGCATCATGGGAACGCAGACCTTCTCGACGATTTCCTTCGTCAATTCGCTCTGCGCCTTACGATTCAGCCTGAACTGGGCCACTATCCGGTCACCCTTTTCAGCTCGACGATGATTCCTGGCTTCCAGCCGTGGAATCCGCCTGTTTCGTCGCGTTCACCCACCACCTCGTAGGTTTTCCCATTGATCCCGAATCGGGACATCAGATCAACGGTCATGGGGGGCATGGCTAGATCGACTTCTGCGATATCGCGTGAGGTGTGCCCGTCCGTGTCTTCAGTCCGGTGCGGGGCATACGAGTACGCCTTCAGGTCCACTGTGGGGCCGAATGAGGGAACATCGTTCCCTAGGGAATCCTGAGTGACACCCGTGTATGGGGTGTACGTGACCGGGATCCTGGCCAGTGATTCGAAGGTCACAGGCGGTGGATGATCACATTAGGGACGGGGTAGCGGTAGCTTCTCGCCTCCGCTAGTTCCTCGTCGGTGAACAAGGATGTGTCGGATACCCAGTCGGCAAGACGCTGCCGAAAATCCGCGCCCGCGGTGAGGTCGGTGGACTTCGATTCGGGTGAACCGGGTTCCACCGTGAGGTGGCGTGCGACGATCGCCGCTACCGCATCTATTGCGGCCTGGGGCGGCTCATCTCGGGTGTATTCGACGACAAGGATTTCACCCGTGGCGACAGGGCACCCGTTGCGGGTGACATCTACGTAGTCGCCCTCGATGACACCTTCGAGCGTGTTCCCACAGAGGTCGGTGACCGTAACAGTGTCTCCAGACGGGGGGTCCGGTAGATGTACCCGGCCCTCCACTGTGAGTGCACGCACGGTCACCGCCCCTGCGGTCAGGGTTCGTCCGGCCTCCCGCTGAAACCTTCGAGACACCCTCTCCAGCAGGCCCTCGACACGGGCCTGCTGGGAGGCGGTGAGCTCGTTCTCATCGTCCAGCCCTAAGGCGTGGGCGACGTCAGCGGGAGATGCCAGCACTAGCTGCCGGCCCGGTTGAAGACGAGTACGCCGGGGGCCTTGACGACCTTGCCGCCGTACACGTGAAGGCCACGAACCTCATCGGCGAACTTGTTGTGCGAACGGTATCCCTCAACCTTGTCGATCTGGGACACGAACGCCGCGGCACGCTGATGAAAGAACACGGCTTGCGGCGAGTCAGACTCGGGCAGGTTGTTCGAGGTCACCACACGGTAGCCGAGCAGCTTTCCAACAGTGGCGCTGCGCAGACCCGCCGTGTCGCCGGAAGTATCGAAGCTGGTCAGCTTCGAATCCGCCCCCAAGAGCAGGGCTTCGAACTCGGCATTCACAACCGCAACCCGCAGGCCGTCGTCGGGGACATTGGCCTTGTTCATCAGCTTGCGGGCATCCTTGACGACGTTGAACGCGCCATCACCAGTGGTGGGGTTGGACGACCACGGCATACCAGTAGCGTTGGCCACCAACATGTCCGCGATGAACTCATCGGCATCTGCTGCCAGCGAATCACCAGCTGCGTCGGTGTACAGCGGCAGCAGGCCATGGTTAGCCTGCGCGTCATCGATGTCATCGACATAGAAGTGGAAGTTCTTCTCCTGGTCAATGAGGATGTCGATGCCGGTGTCGGTGATGGCGTCTGCCGTGGTGGTGCGGCTATTAGCCTTGTAGTCCTTGACCGCGGGGGCGACCACGCCAGGTACGTGAATGGTGTTGCCCTTAGTGGCGTCACCTTCGTACTTGCGATCCAGGAGGGCGGCGAACACATTCTTGGCGATGTAGCGCTCAAGGATGAAGTCCGACCAGATTTCGGGAATGAAATTGTCAGCGGCCATGATTTATGGCTCCTTTCAGTCGATTCGCCCCATCAGCTCGTCAGCCTGTCCAGCCTTGTAGGCTTCGAGGCGTTGCTGACGGGTCATGTTTTTGAGTTCGTCACGGGTCAACTGCTTGGGGCCGGTGACTTTCTTGTCTGAATTGACCTCGGCTGCCGGCGCTGCGGCCGGTGCGGACTTCGACTTGATCGCTTCTTCGAGTCGAGCATTGAAACGCGCCTTCCACCGTTCGGCAGAATCGCGCATCTCTTCTTCGGTGCCACCCTTGATGTCCTCAGGGTCAACTCCGGTGATTCTGGCGACCTCTGATCGCAACCGTTCGGTGCGTTCAGTGGTCAGTTCGGCTCGGATCTTGTCGATTTCGGCCCTTGGGTCGAACTCTTTCTTGTCTCCGCCGCTCTTCTCGATGAGCTCGCGCCACTTGGTGGCGTCGTCGTAGTTCTCCTTCGCGCGTTTTTCCCAGCGGCGTTCCTCAACGCGGGTGGCGCGAAGTCTGTCCAGCTCTTGCCGTTCCTCGGCGGTCAAACCATCGGTTTTGGCTTCGGATTTCGGCGCCTTGATGGCGTCTACGGTTCCTTCTGGTTCGCCCGGTTCCGTTACGGCTCCCGGCATGTCATTCGGGGTCACATCAGACATGTGAAATTCCTTTGCGTTTCGCATTGGTGGCGCCCGTACGGGCGAACCCCCTACTGGGGGAAGTCTTGTGGAGCAGGTGGCGCTACTTGTGGCGCCATCGCCGCTTCCTTGGCCCGATCCTTTTCATCTTGCGCAATCTGATCGGGTGAGTACTTGAGGATGTTCCGCGCAATAGAGCCCCACGACTCCCCTGCCGCCGATGCTTGTGCTGCGGCAGAGTACTTTTCGGACAGGGTCACGCGGGCTGGTGCCTCGAATGACACCTCTATGTTGCCGACGTTAGCGACACCTTCGGTCTCCAGTGCCTTAACGATGATGGCTTCCAGGCCGAGTTTTACTACCGCAAGACAGGCTTCACACTTGAAGATGAAGCCCTTCTCGGTGTTCATAGCGCCCTCTGCCGACTGATTCGCGCTGTCGGGCATCAACATTGGCAGCGGAGTTTTCGTGGCGGCTGAGAGCTGCCTGATGTCTTCTTTCGACGCGGCTAGCATGGGATTCACATCGGTTGTCTCGGACTCCCAAATGTCAACACCTGGTGGGAGATCCCACAGCGCTCCGGGGGCTGGTTCAAAGATGGCCGCATAGTCGATGGCGTTGCCTTTGTCATCGACCGCAGGTAGGGGCTCGTCGCCCTCCTTCTTTAGAGCGCGCTGACGGAACGCTTGCATCGCCATCGTCGACAAGCGCTGCAGAACGCCGGAGTTGATGCGGTTGATGAGATCTATATGGGTCTCGAAAACCCCAGCACCGCCCGGGTTGGTGTACACAACCACGGGTGGGGCGCCGTCAGTCTCAATCAGGTCGGTCTCAGGCTCCCAACCGCCCGAGATTCTGGTCATGAGGCGCTTGGAGTTGATGTTCTGCACGTAGCAGGGGCGCGAGAACTTCTGGCGCGCACCGTTCACCCAAACGAACGCAAAGTCTTTCTCTTCATCTATGTCACGCCAGTAGCGGATCGCGGCACGTACTCGCCAAGGCTGCAGGGGATCTACTGCGGCATACATGGTTTCGGGGGAATCGGCGGTGATTATCGCCTGGCCGTCATTTCCCTGCCAGCAAGTCAGGTATGAATCACGGAAGGTCAGTCCGTAGTCGAGCCACTGCCGCACAACGGCATCCATGCGGTTGTCGCGGTAGATGCGTTGCGCCTGCTTAGCAGTCTCCGAGTCCGCGGATCCGTCGACTGTGATTCCGTTCGGCACGATGCGATCAGAAACTGAGTCTCGTATCAGCATGCCCCAGTTGGTGCGGGACATCTTCTGGAACGCTTTCCAGGATGCTTTCGTGTTCTTCGACTGCTCCGGTAGCGGTGCGTCGCCGGACACATACCGTTCCAGGAGCCGGACTCGCGGCATGTTGTCGTCGATGCGTTTGGTCAGGATGGGGAGCCATTCTTCTGGTGTAGACGCCATGGGACTCCCTTCTGTCATTTAGTAGATGCGCCTCGGCACATAAGATTTCGGTCGCGGCTTAGCCCCTGATCGTCGAGCATCAACACAGGCCGTCCAGGAAAGGACCGCGGACATTGCGGCGTCAAACTTGTCCTCGAGGCGCCCGTCTTGCTTCTGCAGGATCCACAGCGGCGCTCCCTGGTCATCAAGGAGCTTCAACTCGTGCCTGCCAGCGTTTCCCATATGCTTAATCAGCGTCTCTTGCCAGGCGTTTTCGCCGTAAGTGACGATCCCGGAATCGATAGCCTCGACATACGCCCTAACCGCGGCGGCCATAGGCGTCTTTCGCTGGGTGAACCACTCGACAACTTGATCGGGGAATCGCGCCGCCCATGAAGCAACGGTTTCCGTCCAGTGCGGCGGGTCGCAGTACATGCGCCACACCTCATACCGGGACATCATGTCCGCGACTAGGTCCGTGACCTCATCCTCTGGGATTTCCCAGTCCTCAGCGTTTTCAGGGCGCTCCCAGCAGCCCAAAAGCATCTGCCGTCCGGTCTCGATATCCGTGATGGTGAGTGCAGTGGCGTCACGGAACCTCGCGCCGTCAAATCCCGCAGTGACGAATGCGCCGTCCGGTATCGGACCCCACGGTTTGCCTTCATCCTCGAAGCGCAGGGATTCGACCTTGAGCATGTCGAATGCTTGGTAGCCAGATTTGCGCCACCGATTCAGCCACACCCGTTCCCAGTAGGCTTTGTCGATGCCCTTGCGGTCGTAGTCCTTTGCAATCCGCTCAAACTGGCCGACGCCCCACTCCCCTACGGGGCCGGTGGCGTCTGCGACGGCTGCGATCCGGTTCTCCACCGTAGAAAGGTCGCGGTGTTCATCGCCAGCCCATCTACGGAAGAAGAACAGGCTAGGGTCGTCAACCTCACCCTTGTCGATAGCTTCCGCTTCGGCGAGAACATCCTCTTCGATGCTGTTCTGCCCCGGCTGACCCGCGGTGGAGGTGTACAGCGTCCACGGATCCTCGAGGGGACGCTTCGGCATGTTCTGCAGCATCGTTTCGTGCGCGTCCCGCATCCGCTGCATGAACAGTCGGTGTGGTTCGTCGAAGTGCTGGAAGGTGGTTCGCGCACCATCTCGAGATCCCGGGGCGTTGGATACTGCGACGACAAAGCCGTCTTCGGTTCCGTTCCAGCCCTTTCGGATGATCTTCTCTTTAGTGATCACAAACAGCTCCGAGTCTGGGCCGTTTTCGAGCACGTACTTGAGCACGCCGTACGCGAGCTCTTCCACCTGCTCCTCGGTGACCGCCATCATCGGAATAACGGGCGACTCCACGGGTCGGCCGACCGGATTCCCATGGGCGTCGAACCCGTCACAACGAACCGGTGCCTCAGGATGCAGCTCACAACCGGAGATCCAGGCGGCGAGCTCGGTTTTCGCCAGCCCCTTACGGACCTCGATAGCTCCGCGCTGAAACCTGCGCCGCCCCGCAAGCCGGTGCCCTTGCGGATAGATCTCATAGAGGCGGTAGATGATGCCGCGCTTCTCGTCATCGAGTCGTGCCGGCTGGCCCGATAGGGATCCGGGGCCGAACACCATCCGCTCTTCAATGAACTGGCACACCTGCGGCCCCAATGTCGGGTAAGACAGGTCGAGCGGCGGAACAATCAGAACCGCCATCGCGGAACTACTGGACTAGCTTGAGCCGCGGATCGGAGTCGGGTTCTGGCATCGGGGCGGGGTTGGGGACGCCGCGGCGCTTCTGTCCCTTTGCCTTCGAATCCTCCGACTGCTCGATCTGCCATTCCAGCCGGCGCCGAGCCATCGGGTTAGTTCCGTAGTCGACATCGGCCTTCTCGAGCCGAACCTGAATCTCAGCCCGCTCTTTCGCTGTCTCCGCCAACCAAAAGTCGTTGTACAGCATCGCCACACGCAACAAACCGTTGATGTCCGACTCCGCATACTCGGGAGCCATCGGAGACGACCAAATATCAGCCCACCAACGCTTCGTCATCGAATGCCACGCGATCTCCGCAGGGAGCTCAGGGGCTTCAATGTCGTGATCGGCAGACAAAACAGCCCTGGTCGTCGTCTTATTGCGCCGAGCAACCAGACTCGGATCTTTCTTGGTGGGTCCAGGCATCATCAACCTCCCGTTTCGGGACTTGGACGCCCCGTTTCGGGGCCGGAAAAGCTGGGGAACCCGTACAGACCGAAAAGACGGCGTCTGGCCGATGTCCGGGCGTGGGGTGGGGTGGGGGTGGTCCCCAGGGGGTCATTGCCGGGCTGTGTTGGCTTCCTGTGCGGTTTTCCAGGCGTGGCAGGTGTGGCAGGTTGCTTGGCAGTTGATTGCGAAGTCTGTGCCGCCGCGGCTGACTGGTTTGATGTGGTCGACTTCGGTGGCGTGAGTGGTGCATCGTGGTCCGCGTATCTGGCATGTGTGGTTGTCGCGGTGTAGGACGTAGGCTCTGGTGCGTCTCCATGCGCTGGTTCCTGTGCGTCCTGCGGATGCGGTGCGTGGACTGGAGGACCAGCCGCTTACCTTGTGTTGGGGGCAGCGGGTGCCACTGTGCACTAGCTCGGTGCAGTCCTTGTGGGAGCAGACCTTAGGTGCGCGGGGCATGTCCACCCCTTGATAGCCGCAGCCGCAGCCGCTTCTGCTGCTCTTCCACGGTGGTGGAGCTGACCGGCCCGTTGAAGTTGATGGTGTTGTCGACGTGTTGGCCTGTGCCGGGTTCTCCGTTGGGGATCCAGGCGTAGTCCCATTCACGGTAGGACGCGACGTTGGTTTCACCATTGAAGATGTGCAGCACATTCGTTGGACTGGATAGGTAGTGCGTGCCTGATGGGTGTACGTATTCCTTGCCTCGTGAGCAGACTAGGACGGGCATCAGCAGTACTCCAGCTCTGTTGTGGGGCCAGCCCATTGGGTGCGTGTGCCTGTGCGGTGGGCTTTGCGTGGGGCGCTACGTGTGGGGCGCTTGGATATCAAGGTGTCCGTGTCCTCATGATCCGTAAGACTTGGCCATGTGTAGGCGATGCGGTGCTCTTGGCCTCTAGCCCATGTGGTGATGGCGTCATCAATAGGCATCTCAGGCAGGGATTCGAGCAGATCAGGTACCAGGGTGGTGCGGATGCAATACCCCACTGCGTGCAGGAGATGCTCGGATACCAGCCAGGGTGAATCAGTTTGGTCGGCTTGGGTTGTGGCGCGTTGTATGCCGCGCTGCCATAGACGCGGATAGTTGGTCCCCAAATACAGGGACACGATGTCACAAGGGGCGGCGGAGAGTGCTTTATCGAGCTGTGTGCGGAAGTCGTCTACGGGTTGGGCGTCATCCTCGAGGACAACAACCCATTCGGTAGGGCTAGTGGATAGCCACTCAAGTACGTGGCGGTGGTTGCCGTTGCAGCCCTTAGATCCGTTGTCTAGCGACAGGAACGCTGCACCAGTGGCTTCCATCAGGTTGTGGGCTGCGGCGGCTCGCTTGTTGTGGGCGACGATGCCGATGCGGTAGCCGATCACTCGTCTAACTCACGACCATCGAGGCTGTGATGTATGTAGATGAATCCGATAGAACCGTCTTCTCGTTCAACGGGTTTAGCCGTGGGGCCACATACGCAGTTGGGCGTCGCCGGATGATCTACCAGATCACCACGTGGGATTATGTGTGCCTCGTAGTCGCATTCCATGTCACAGGGGCAGGCGTTCAACCGAAGACAAGCGCAGGGTGGTGGCGCTTGTGGCGGCCGCGAACCGGAAGGGTTCGATGCGCTGGTTGGTCTTGCGGTTGTAGACCACGTTCGTGAAGTCCACCCGATACGTCAACTCAGGCAGCGGCCCGATGGCTTCGGTGTTGGCGAGCAGCTTCACACCCGGTGTGGAATCGAGAGTCTTCAGCACGCCATCTTCCTCGATGCGGCCAATGATCGGCTCTAAACGCACCGTGGTGGGGATATCGGAGATGGTGGCCAGCACTTCCTTCACCGAAGGCGTGAAAGTGACAGTGCCAGAAATCATCTTCAGATCCGGCTCGCTACCCTCATCGGACCCGTCAGAGACGATGGCCTGATAGGTGTCGGCCACAGTGAAGTACACGAAGGCTGCCATTAATCGTTCTCCCTTCGCATCTCATCAGCGAGGTCTTCTAGACGCTTATGTTCATCGGCCATCGCTTTAGCGCGGTCACCGACAGGATCGAAAGGCGGGGTGCGCCACCCACAGGAGCAGGCACCGCCCTTGCGGGTTTTCCCGCCGGGGAGCATCTGCTCGAAAGTTCCAACGATGTGGGAGTTCACCCACTCCGCCAAGGTGTACTGAGTGCCATCAGGGCCGGTGATGAGATGGTCGGCCATCACACACCCCCTGCGGTGAGTTCGCGGATACGTTCAGGTGTTGTCGCCTGCCGGTACAGCTGGTAGCGGGCCTTGTTGCGTTCAGTGGCGGCACGATCAGCGTCGGTCAAATGATCACCACTGGCGCCGGGCAGGTGGTACAGGTGATATCCCGGTCCGTCGATGAAGCGGGTTGGGCCGCAGCACACCTCAAATGCTCGGCACATCGCGTCATCGTCATACCAAGCACCCTCAAACGACTCGTCGTATTGGCCGATCAGTGAGAGTGATTCCCGGGAGACGACATTCACGGCGCCTATCGACTGACGGTCGCCTCGGACCTGATGCGATACGGCTTCTTCGGGCTCTAACTCAAGGTCTCGGACGCGAACCGAGCCCTCGGGGGTAATGGCCATGAAGCGTGAGAACGGAACGACTAAACCTGGCGCCGACGAAGCCTGCGCGACCGCTTCCCGAATCTGGAGAGCGTCGACCAGCAGATCTGATTCGCAATAGATAAGTACGTCGTCGTCAACCATGTCGGCACCGCGGTTATATGCGGCGGATCGGTTGAACGACTCATAGCCTGAGCGGCCGTCATCAACAACATGGATGCGGTACAGCCCCTCCATGCCCATCAAGACGCGCCGCAGATTCGCGGGCCTTAGAGGGTCCTTACCGCGGTCCCGGAACGGGATAATCACGGCGACGTTCACAGGTAATCCCCCGCGACCAGGGCGTAGCCCGCGCGCAGCTTGTCCCATGTTTCGTCGGGGAGTTCTTGTGGTCCAAACGACAGGTGGGAGACCACAAACCCTCTGTGGATGACTCGGGGCTGCATGTTGGCTGCACCTTCGTCGCCGATCTTGAATCCGGGCGGCCAATCCCTGCCGGCGATATGGGCAGGCGAAGGGGTGTCCAGTAGGTCCGCGATGCGTTTAAGGGTGGGGTGGTCGAGTCCGATGCAGTTGATCGACAACCAATCCGTCGTCGGGATGACTTGGTTGGGCTGACCGGTCACATCCCGCCAGTGGGTGAGGAAGTGTGCGTGTGACATGTGGGCGTAGTCGCCGGACATGTGCACATCCAACAAGGGGATGTTCAGGTTCTCGAAGCCGCGCCAAATCAGCGGCTCCAGCCATGTTGAGGCGCCGTTGTTCACGGTCAGCGCGGAGACGACGCTGCCGCGGTTGTTGTCTATCGACTTGAGGTATTCACCGAAGCGTGCGGTTTCGAAGAACACGTCATCGTCGTCGACCTTGACGAACAAACAGTCCCGGTACTCGGGTTGGGCGTAGTGCCACCACACCTTGTTGAAGCCGGTCCAGTGGCATCCGCCGTGGAAGTCGTTGCGGACGGTGATCCGCTCCCCTGTGATGGTTTGCAGATACTCCGCATCCTTGGGGTCGCGGGCAAGGTTCCAGATGTCGTATTCGACGTTCGGATGCTCGGCCAGGATGCGTTTGATGTACGGGACCTGAAGTTGCATGTTGGCCTTGCGGCCTGCGAACACAAAGAGGATGACTCGCAACACAACTCCCTAAGTGATCCGAATCGCCCAAGCCTCATGCGAATGCCCAACCACACACCAGTTGATGCCGGTGCGGTCGGCGTATTCGCGCCAGGCTTTCATCTCGTGGTCTTCGCAGCCGTCGTAGCTGTGCCACTCGTCGAAGACGACATAGGTTCCAGGCTGTAGCTGTAGGTGCTCCAAAGCTGTTGCCGTGGAGGAGTACAGGTCGCAGTCAATGTGCACCAAACCACACTCAGGGAACGTGAACCCTGGCAGGGTGTCGGCGTACCGACCTATCACTAGGCGAGTGTTGTTGATAGCAGGTGGTTTATGCGCGAACGACCCCTTAGGGAATCCGTCGCGCCAATCCTCAGGCAGTCCGGTGAAGCTGTCGAACCCGATCACCGGCATATGCTCGGCAATGATGCGGGTCGATTCGCCTTTACCCACACCGAACTCCAAAGCCACACCGGAAGGTCTCAAACCGACCACATGCCGCAGAAGCGAATAATGCTCTACGGGCGGGAAGTACGGGCCTAACTGGTAGTCCTGAACACCTTCGCCTTCCCGGTAGGGAAAGTAGGGCCACGTTGGGTGCTTGTGGCCCCAACGGTTTCCGTTCGCCTCACACATCCGGGCACGCTCGAGAAGCTCAAACCGGGAAGAACCCGTGCGGTTTCCCTCGGCTTTATCCCGCGAGTAGATCAAGTTGTGTGATCCGCGGACATCGGCGAACGGCCATCGCGTCAACCCTGCGTCGTGGATTCTCTGCGACCAGTCGACGTGTTCGCCGCCGTGCGCCCCATATCCGATATCCATGCCTCCCACGGCGTCGATCACTCGACGTTGGGCGTACAGGAGAACTCCGCGGGGGAATCCGATAGCGAAATGCTGCTCGTCTTGGTGGGTGACACTGTGTCGGCCACCGCTGGGCCACTGGAACGACAAATGCGGTTCCGGCGACTCAACGTAAGGCTGCCACCACTCGTCTGTCGTGGGCCACACATCATCGTCAGCGAGAAACAGGTGGTCGCACCCCAAGTCCATGAGCTCGGCGATGCAACGGTTTTTCGCCACCGCTATCCCCATAGGTGATGGATGGCGAACAACACTCACGCTAGGCACTCGATGCACCGGGATACCGCGCCAGCCTTCAAGGCATAGGGGCTCGTCGCTGCCGTCGTCCACAACGACAATCGGCACATCAGCCGAGGTGTGCTCGATCCAATGCGTCAACGCGTTGAGGAGGACATCCCTGCGGTTGTGGGTGGTGATCGCTACCCCGAGCACTACTGCCTCTCTTCACAGTGCGGGCAGCAGTCGTACCGGAGGCGGCGCCCGCAGTACTCGCAGTGCTGCACGGCCATCTGATCTCCCGTTTCGCCTGTACCCGTCTGGGTGGAGGTCTACGATCCGCCAATGATCAAGATCGCAGCTGCAGCCGCCGTAGCGGCCAGCATTGTTTTCGCGCCCGCGGCATACGCGGACGATGACGCCTACCTGGACGAACTGTCCGGGCAGGGCTTCCAAGTGATGTGGCAGTCCCGGCCATTCCTACTGGCCGCCGGGAACGGCATGTGCAACGACCTGCGCAACGGGGAAACCCCCGAACAAGTCGCCTCGCACTCCAACTACCCGAACGCGACACCAGCCAATCTGCTGGCTATGGCACGATCGGCGAAACGGAACCTATGCCCCTAGGCTCAAGGTCTAGCAGGTAGTCCATACGGCGAGTACAAACCAACTCTTCATGGAGATCACCCTCAGTACGGGCTATACGTAACCGCTGCAACGCTTCTAAAATGCGGAGCTGGTTAGCGGTAAGGGCCACAGTCGTAGAACCGCTCGCCATAGAAGTACGGGCCAAGGACGCTAAAAAGCTCGCTCCGATTCTCGCGCCATATCCCCACAGCGCCATGCGGCCACTGCAGCGGACTCAGCTCCGGGTACTCGCCCAACGGTTGACCATCAAGCATGATAAAAACCGGTTTGAGTAAGTCCGAGTTGGCATTCCCCGCCGTAAGTGAGAATCCAAGCCTTGCCGTCCGTGCCGTGGTAGACGAGGCGTCCACAACGCTTAACGGCATCGGCCAGGCCGCCCATGTTGGTCATGACCGCTCCTCCTGTGCCCGAGGGTGCTTGCAGTCCCGAGGCTGACCCGTTTCCCAATTCCTATGACACTTGGCAATACAAACGCACTTCAGATACTCGTCTGCCTGTAGCGAGTTATAGAGGCGCACCGACGCAGCCAGGGCCTTGATTTCTTCAGCACCCTTGCTGGATATTCGGCGCATACCTTCAATTATCCCGCGTTTCAACGGGATCAGCGGTGTCTAGGCGGGTGGGATTCGTCGGGAGCCGAACATTCGCCGCCGTTCAGCCGCTTCCTTGGCCTCGTCTTCATCGCGCTGAGTCCAGACGCCCAGCATCTTGCGGCGCTCAGTAGGAGTATCAGTGTCCCTACCGGCATTCTCGGTCATCGCCTCGATGTAAACCCGTTCATACGTTGCGATAGCACGACTTAACTCTTCATCCGATGTCGTAGCAGGATCGAAAGAGAGACCGAGTTCACGGGCACGGTCTATATGGGCTTGAGAAGGTTCAGTCATGGCCCACTCCGAGTGTTGGGCAATAATGGTGTGCCACAACCGGTCCATCGGCGACAACCCACTGCCCTGGGCTGAACGGCTCACCACATCGAGGACATGGATCGAGGTTGGCAGCCTTCAAGAACTCCCAGCCTTCCAACTCGACATCCTTAGGAGTGCCGTCCAGTAGTTCAACTGCCGCGACGAGTTCGCGCACCAATCCTGCCCATAGACTCGCTTGGTCGTAATCGTTGTACATACCGAGCTGACCACGACCATCCAAGGCCATGTGTGCACGGTCCAAAAGCTCGCTCATCCCTCAATTTTACCGAGCTACAGCGTAAGTCACGGTGTCTACAACCGTCTCCGGTACGGCTCGTAGAAGCCCTCGGGCTTGTCCAACTGGAACATTTTCGGTGACAGCCACAACGTCATCGTCACCGACGACATTTCGTTCTCCGAGGAGGCTTCAACCTGCACTACTGCTATCCAGTGCAGATCGTGGGTGCGTATCCAGGCGATCTGGTGGCCCCGCATCCACGCCTCTAGGCGCAAACCCTCCGCCCTGACGGACAGGTTGCGGTTGCGCACGAAGCCGCCGACGCTGCCGGGTAGGGCTTGGTGCATGTCGACGTAGACGGTTCGGTACAGCTTTTTGAGCGTGGGAAAGCGAGGGTTGCTAGACCATCGCTCGAACATCTGTTCGATAGTAGAACGGGGAGACCTCTAGAGCAAGTCAGCTGTCGTCGCGCTCAAGCGCATCGACGATGGCGTACTTCACGCGGGCGTGGACCGACCGACCGGGCTCTCGCCCCGCGATTGACGTGCGGCATATGACGACATGGAATCCGGGAATCCACATGTAGCGGACCCACTTAGCGCAGGCCACAATTCCCGCCATGCCCGCATGGCTATCGAACTTGCGGGGTACCAGCTTGTAGGCGCTACCTGCATACTTGGAATGCAGGCTCATCGCGACAGCGGCCAATCCGACGGCCACCGACACAAATGCGACAACGGCCGGAACGGCGACGAGGCCGAGCCAAAAGCCTTCCGGGATGCTCATCCTCGCCGCCCGAACAGGCTGCCGAGAATGTCGATGGGATTGGCCGCTTTGACCACTCCCCTGATCTCCGTGCCGAGCTGGCCTAGTTCAGCTTCCGCGCTACCGGCGATACCGTCAGCGGACGTCTGCACCACACCGACTGCGCGGTCAACGCCGTCGCGGGCGATGTCCAGTAGGCCGTCCATGAACTTCGGCACGGTGTCGTCAGGGATCTTCCTGTTCGCGATGCGCTCACACATGGCCACGAGTAGAGGGGCCATGGCGCCGGCTAGTGCTGCGAAGAATCGATCAAGCATCTCGCCTCGCTTGGGCAGCCTGTTGCAGTTGGTCTAGCGCAGTGCGGATTTCCGCGTGGCGGGCTTCCTGGCGCTCGTTGTACTCGTTGACCACCTTGTTGTAGCGGTCGATGAACCGGTTCAGCAGCCACAGCAGAACTCGTGGGCCTAACCAGATGATCAGCATCAGCACCAGTGTCACCGCTATCGCCGCTGCAAAGAATGTGTTCACTCGGATACTCCCGAATCTTGCGGCGCGCTCACAATCACCTGTTCTGTCCAGCTTGTTGGGTCGTTCTCGGGATCTACTCGACACCCTGTAGAGCAGGGGGCGTAGCGGATACGGCCACAGGGGATGCAGCAGCGGACACGAGACAGAGGCATGAACACCTCCGGGCATGAGAAAACCCCGCCTACCTGCGTAGACGGGGTTGAAGAAGTAGATGCAGCTAGCCGTGCTTTAGAGACACGTGTAGCACCCCTTCATTCTCACTCATTCCCGATCGAATTACAAGCCTGTCATTTCATCTCGGTAGGTCCCTCACGAACTACCTCATACGACGACGGCACGTGCGCCATATTCGCGAATGGCGCTGGCGCAATCGTGATTCCCTGCTCCCGCAGGGCGTTCGTTACTTCAGTGATTCCAGCGGGAGCCCTACGCACGCGGAATTCGATGTCTGACATGAAATCTTCGAACGCCGACACCACCCGGGAAGCCGATTCTGAACGCTGCGAGGCGCGCAATAGGTGTTGCAGTTGCTCGCGTGCCACGGTCGAGACGGGTAGGCCGCGTTCGTCGGCGATCTTCTCCAGTCCCTCGTATTCCTCTGGGGATAGCCGGACTTGGAGTGTGCGGGTTTTCGGATGTCCGCGGGTGACTTTGGTTTCGTCGGTGATTGGGGCGTCCGGGTTGGCTTCGATGGCCTCTCCCTCAGCTTCGATGAGGGCGGCCAGATCTTTTTCGGTCATGATGTGCCTCCTTCTCGGTAGATGCGCTTGTCGCGGTCGTTGGCGGGCCAGCAGTTGACGCCGTACTCGATGCCGTCTTTTACGAGCGTGATGACGGTGAGTACCTGTTGTGCGGTGGTGGAGTATCCGATGGTCCGAACACCTTTGCCGCTCTTAGATGTGGGGTCTGGGACCAGCGTTACACGCTCCGGGTCGGTGAGTGCTTCGTCGGCCATGGCGGGCGTCATTGCCCGCTTGCCGATGTAGTCGCCCCGGTAGGTCCAGTCCGCTCCCATGCCAATAGTGTATTACATATGTACTACACACGCAAGGGTTTGGGGTGCCCGGTTAGCCAACAAAATGGCAGCTAGACGGCATCTCGCTCGCCATCACCAAACTCCTCAGCCACCCGAGGCACGTAATACGACCACGGCTGCCACCGAGCCTGTGGCTCGGACACCATCTCCACCAACAACCCCAACATGTACCGGGCACGGTCCGTATCACCCGCATCCAGCGCCGCCTGCACGTCGGTCGCCGCCTTACGTACCTGCTTCGGCATATTCATGTCAGGTTCCACGGATCAGATGGTCCTACTCGAGCACACCTTCAGGCAAAGGACATTCCAGTACCGCAGCGAGGTGCATGAAGTACTGCGGCCCCCACGTGTAGTGGCAGGCCTGGCAGCTACAGCCTTGTGCGGTGAGTTGCAGGGCGGGTTGGCGGACGTTCTCGCCGGCTGAGTCGCGGCGGTACACCCAACGTTTTTGGCAGGCGGGGCAGGGCGCGGAAACGGTTTTGACGGGTTCAGGGTTGAGGAGGTGGTTTATTCTGTTGCACCAGTTTTCGAGGCTGTTGCTGTAGCCGTCCAGGGTTTTCGAGTCTTGGGGCCGCCACGTTTTCAACGACTCGAGAATCCTGAGCCGCCTGACCGTTTCGGGTGTCGGCGGGTGCGTGAGGTCGCCGTCGAACACACCCGGATCAGACTGCCACTGCTTGACTTCCACATCGATTTCGTTGCGTAGATCGAAAGCGTCGGTCCAGATCGGGGGCTGAGACTTCGCCACCCCCATGAACACTCCGCTCCCCTCCACCGACTCCACCGCGTCACACAACGACGCATACAGCGGTTCAGCCCATTCCTTGCGGCCCTCCACTATCTGCAACTTCGGATCAGTCAACGCGGACACCCCGTCACGCAACTACTCCAACGCACCCGGAAGATCACCATCCGGCTCAACAGGTACAGCAGTCAACGTAGATCCTCCCGGTAGCATGAGCAGCTTTCCGTGAATTCCTCTGTCCAAGAGAGGGCGTACTGCCAGTAGCAGCCGAAGCTGACTCGCGCACCGTCTTCAGTCTTCAACTCCCAGTGGTGGTAGTCGTCGTGAACCTTGACGGCCATGTGGTGCAGCCAGCTCGACAACCGGCGCCGCAACGTCCTCACAAGGATTCTCCGTTCGACGGTGGATCGTTCTCTGCCATATAGCGTTCCCAGGCGGCGGCACGAGCAGTAGCGGCACGGTGGGCAGCTGCAGCGGCCTTGGCTTCATCCGGCGAATCGCCCCTATAGATGGGGGTGCCTATCAACCAGAGCTTTTCGCGCCACTCGCAGATCCACTCTTGCTCATCCGCGTTATGTAGAGCGTGGATAATCTCGTACATCCCGCCCCTCGACAGGGAGGACCAACCCGTTGAACGATGATGTGGCTCCCATTGCAGCGGTTCAGCACTCAACTCTCACTACCGCCCTTGCGTTCAACAGCTTTTGTTATCTGTAGGTAGAGCGCGGCCCCCTGCCGCAATGGCCGCCCAAGGTGATTCATCACGAAGTACGTGCCGTCCGCGCGCTGGTGTGCAGTCCACCACTTACCGCTTCGGCGATCTTCAACTACCCACAAGTCGCCGTCACGTGCAACAGTCAGGGTCAACTTCATACCTCAATTATCCTCCGTTTCAGGACAAGTCGCGGTGTCTAGACGGGGGTAGATTAGATCCCAAGTAACGAAATCAGACTGTAGGGGGTCTCCACCAAGGCCGCCTGTGTCATCATCTGCAACCCAAAGTAGCTCCCACTCGTCATCGAATCTGAGTGCAATGCTGCCGCTGTGAGACTTGCGGATTTGGTAGTTGGGGTCACCCATATTTGGAGGCTCAGGCTGGGTCACAATCTGATCCCACACCGCCCGAAGGTTATTGGTATCGCTGATGTCCATACCTCAATTATCGGACGTTTCAACCGAAGTCGCGGTGTCTAGTGGCACCATTTGTGAACCTCGAAGTTGTCGTCAGTCAGCTTTCCGTCACCCGCGCAGATCCACTGACCGCAGTCGGGGCACCAGTAATCCCCGTTAGGCCAGTAGCCGTATTCCTGGATGGCGAGCTGGCGCGCAATCTCGTTGGGGTTCACCCCGCTTTCCTTTCCTGGTTCCACCTACGCCTGCCCTTGAGGTCTAGTTCCCCGAAAATCCCCGCCTGCTCCGCGCGCTCAATAGCGGCTTCTAGGCACTGGAGTCTCACAGGGCAGTTGTGGCAGATGGCTCTCGCGCGTTCACGGTCCTGGCTTCCCCCTCGGGGTGGGAACCACCAATCCGGGTTTACTCCAGGTTTTGCGCATTCGGCCAGGTCGTACCAGTCTTCATGGACTCCCCTTATGGCACCTACGATTTCGGCAACGACACTTCCGCCGGATACCCAATCGTTCATCAGATGGCCCTAGCCTTTCTGCGCCGCTCAATCTCACTACGCACCCGGCGTGCTCCCGCCGCGCTACATTCCGTAGAGCAGTAGCGGATGGCCTTACCCAACACAGGGTTTCCGCATTCGTGGCATTTACGGGGCTTCATCGCTCGACGCTCACGCTCACTCTTGCCGCCGAACACCCCGTACCGTTCGTCATTGATCAGGGCGTAGTGAAGGCACTGCTCGATCACTTCACATGTGGCACAGATAGCCTTGGCTTCCTTTACGGAGCCGCCTTTTTCGGGGAAGAAAATTTCAGGGTCGGTCTGGGAGCAAGGTGCCAACCCCGTCCAGGGCTCATGGTTTATCAGCAGCTCGTCGGCGGCACCTGAGATGATACGGGGACCGGGCCTAAGGTTCTCTCTCACTAACTAGCTCCATCTCGTTTTGTGCGGCCAATGCCTTGGTTTCCCTAAATCCCCCTGCCCATCCATGGCTATCCATCTACAGGGATGTCCTTCTGGGGCACTACAGTCCGGGCACACCCGCTCCGCAGCACCGGTTTCGGTGTATGCCGTAGGTTTCCGGCGGCTACCGGTGTCGTCAAAGGCGGTCATTGCCTTCTCCTAGTGTTCGCGCCATCCGGTTTGCGTATTCCATTGCCTCGGCGAAGGTTTTGAACGACCTTCCCGGCAGTCCCCTGCCGAACCACCCACCCCTGTCGCAGGCGAACCATGGCCTGTCGAAGCATTCGCACCAGCACCACTTGCCGACACGCCAGGGCCTTTTTCCTACGAACTCTCGGTGGTTATGGGCACTCATTCGGTCACCCTTATAGGCGCGAAGATGTAGTTCTTAGTTCCGTCCTCGTCGGATGGAATCTGGACCAGCCGTAGATTGACGGACTTCGCCCACTTCTCTAGGCCGTCCCAAACGTGCTGGTGTGCAATACAGATCTGGCGGAGGTCGTCAGGCAGGAATCCGCTCATTCGGTCACCGTCCAGCCAGACACCCAACGGGCAGTTGGACCAGCGGATACCCGAAACCGGGCGCAGCGTGTTTCGCACCACGACGGGTGTGCCTCATTCCCGCAGTCGCACGGATTACCCGTGGGTATCCTGATGGATACGCCCGACCTCTCAAGCGTGAGTCCTCCAAGGGCTTTATCCACCTCGGCGGCACGGTGCATGTCGAGTGCGTCGGGGTCTCGGCCAATTACTGCGCCGCAGACGCAGCGATGAACGTGTACGTCGGAGATGTCGTATCGGTGACCCCCGATGACTTCCGCTATGAGCTTCTGTGCGTCCGAAGGTTCGTCGCTCATAGTCCTAGTTCCTCACTTGGGTAGACCCGTTTAGCGGTCTCACAGGGCCACAGATGGGGTTTGCCGTCGCTGTCCCAACACGTAAGGCAGCACCGTTGACGGTTGATGTAGGCGACGGGCCGGTGTAGTTCCCGTACCGACTTAGCCATCTCACGGGCAGCGGCAGTCGCTAAGGCTGAACCGGTCAGGTAATAGCCCGGATGTGGCTGGAATGCCAGCGCCCGTTGTGCGGCTTCGATTGCCGGGTCAGACACGTTGACCGTCCTCCCAACCCGCTAGGTATGCCTTACGCATCGATTCGTTATCCCACTCGGGGTACTTATCGTTGGGGTCGTATCCCCAGATGACGCACATCAGTTCAGCGTCAATTTCGTTGTCGTCCGGTGGTTTTACGGTGTCGCTCATAGGACTACCGCTCTCAGATGATCAGTGACATGGGGATGGAAGCCGCTCCAGTAGCCTTCCCAGCCACAGGTGCAGTGGTGCCATCCCGGCTTACCGGGCGTAGGGTGTCCGTCATAGATGTAGATGTGGCGCCCCAGTTCGTCCTGTAGCGCATATCCAACGTCGTTGAACCAGCCGGGATCTCGATTGCACCGCCAGTCGGCTAAACCACGCGTCTCGCTCATCTTCCACCTGCCGCGAATGCTGCTATAGCCTCAGCACCAGAGGGGAACGCGCGTCGTCCGTGACACTTCCCGTATCCATCCACCTTGCAAACCCACCAGCATCCATCAAGCCTGTGGATTCGATAACCATTGCGTCTCATAGCTTCACCACGTCTTCTATGAGGTCGTGTGGTGCCGCTACTTCTTGCCCGCAGCAGGTGCAGCGTCCTTTGCGTCTTGTCTCTATCGAGGCTTGCACCCAGTTCCCGATCGTGGAGACATGCTCGGCACAGATGAACACTTCAACGGCTGGTCTGTCGCAGTGGTCTACGAGGTGGATGGTGACCATGAAGTCCGCGGGCCTGTAGCAGTCTTGGCATGGGGGTGTGCACTCGATCTTCAATCGGGCCAGGAACGCCGTAGGGGTCTCTACAGTGGGTTGGGGTTGTACTGACACCACTGGTTGAGGTTTGGGCTGTGTGCGTTTAAACCAGGCGGTCATAGCGGCATCACCTTGAACACCGCCGCCGTCACAACGCCACAAGACTCGCACGGTGCGTCCATGTCCTCGGCGATGATGGCCAGCAGCTCCTGCTTGTGCGCATCGCAGAAGTGCTGCACACCAACGCTGCAGGTTTGGGTCGCCCAGTCGGCCAGATGCAGCCGGATAGCCCACCTAGCCTGCAAGCTGCATTCAGGCGCGATGAACTTGTACGGCTGCCACTCACATCCCCTCGCTGGCATTTCTCCTACGAGTTCTTTGATGTCTGTTATGGCTTGGGTAGTCACGATGCCGACCTCCTTTGGTTTGTGGCGTCATGGACAAGCTGGAGATTTGGGAAGGGCGTCTTGCATTCGCAGTCGATGACGCCCGTGTCGTCGTCGAGGTCAACCCACCCGCTACCGCCGCAAATCTCACAATTGCGCCGGCGCTCGGCCGCTGCTGCGCGTAGAGCCTTCTCGAATGCGGCCTTGCCGGACACCCATCGCTCCGATTCCTCGCGGCAGCGCTGGCATTTGAGACATGCCCGCGGTGTGCCGTTTGGATGATCTGAGCAGTAGGGGCTGGGGGGTTCGCCTTCCCAAAGTGACCCATTACCAACAGAAGACTTGACTTGTACTGGTACTTGACTGGGGGGGTTCGGACCCCCTTTGGATGGGTTATCCCCTTCAGATGGGGTCTCGACGGGGTCGGGACGGGGTCCAGACGGGGTTGGATGGGGATCTATCTCATTAGCGAGAGCCGTGGCATCTGCCTTCCGTAGACGCCTGAGTTCTGTCGCCAGCTCGTGCCGCAGCTTCTCCGACGCGACTAGTCGGGCGTTCTTCGGTACCGACCTCCAGGCATTCGGTGAATTGACGCTCACGATGCGCACGTAAGAACGAATCAGTAGTTCGTCGGTGTCGTAGTCCACGAACACAAACCGGCGCTCCCCTAACACTGCGAGGTCGGACCGAAGTTGCTCTGTCGTCAGCTCATCGCAGCCCTTCGCAAGAAGCTCCAGGTGCAGCGTCAGAACGCCGGCGGTGTCCAAGTCCTTCTGTGACAGCACTTGCAAGAAAGTGCACTGCACGAGCCGTGGAAGGCGTTGGAAGTCGCGGTCTTTACGCCACAACCCTTCGTTGATGAGCCCTGCCGCGTTAGCCATCAGGCATCACCCTCTGCGGCGATGAGCTGCCCGGCGATTTCGACGTTCTCTCGGATGCGCTTCCAACAGCATCCACAGAAGTACTTCCATGTCGCTTCTGGTCGGATGTGGTTGGCGTTCATGGCCACCCGCACCAGGTTGTCGATCTCCTCCGGACTCATCCCATTCGCGAGGAAGGTCAGGACGCTATCGAAACCGTCAGGTGCTGGGACGGGGAGATTGTCAGGGCCATAGGTCCACCCTCGCCATAGGCCACTGAACCACTCCAAAATGTCGTTGTCGTACTGAATCTGCATAATCCGCATCTCGGCCACCTGTTGCATGGCCCGGGACCACCGCAGGGCATCCGCTGCAACGTCAGCTACCAGTGGTGCATCAGCCGGCACGGATGACTTACCACTGTTGCAGTCCGCGCAAGCCGCTACCAGATTCGACGGCTCATCACTACCCCCCAAGGCAACTGGGACAACGTGATCAACCGTCAGCTTCACCTCAGGAGCGGAGCGCCCGCAGTAACGGCAGCTGTAGTTGTCGCGGCGCAAGACTTCATACCTGAGCCTCTTAGTAATGGCCATCTACACTGCCTCCTGGTCGTTGAGGCGCTGCGCAGCTATCCGCCGCCATGTGTCTTTCTGGTCAGATGTGAGCAAATCCCAACGCAGCCAAGCGGGCGAGCGCTTCTCGCAGAGTTCTTTCGCCAAGGAATCCAGATGTTCGTCACTCATCGTCACTCCTCTCAAATCCCCCACAAGGGCAGTACCGGTAAAGAGGCTCAAAAGAACCAGGGATAGTGGCTTTACAAGTGCCGTAACCGGATTGGTGCTCATCGAGATCGTGGCCGCAGGAACAGAGGTCGGTCATCGCTCCTCCGAATCACGTAGGACGTACTTGCGAAAAAGCCCCGATGACTCGATGCATCGAGAGCCCTTACCGTCCAAGTCCGTGTACCGGAAGAAGCGGCTGCCGTCATAGCCAGCTATGACAATGGTGCGTTTGCCGTCCTTGCTGTCCCAGACGGTTCCGATGAGATCCCTCATGCGCATTCCTTCTTGTCTTCAACAAACCCTCCGCAATCACAAAGGGTCACACCGTCATCCAAAGCCCCGTAACACTCAGCTGCTTGACCGTTATGCTGGTATCTCTGATGACCACAACGGCAGAAGTGGTAGGTAGGCCAAACAGTCACGCGCCCTCCCCGAAATCGAGCGTCATGGTCCGGCTCGAGAGCCGCTTCGCAGTGACTTCGCAGTACTTCTCGTCTAGCTCAACACCAATCGCACGGCGCCCCAGATACGATACAGCCGCAAGCGTCGTCCCGCTTCCCGCGAATGGGTCAAGAACCAACTCGCCAGCATCACTGAACAAATCGACGAGAGAACGGATCAGCCCCTCAGGCTTCTGTGTGGTGTGCAACCGGCCATCATTGTGACCCCGGTTTAGAACAATCGGCACTGACCAGACCGCATGACGGCCTCCACCGTTCCACCGCTTCTTCCCCGTCGGGTGGCATATCGTGATTGCCTCAAAACCAGTCGCTGGCCTGTCACCTGAAAACTGCGGAGTGCAACCCAACTTCACCCAAGCGCCAGTTCGAACGTAATCCATACCATTGGCAACGAGATCCCCGCGCCAAAGGTGATCTGACTCAACATCCGAAAACACCAGTACCCACCGCTGTGCCATCCGCGCAAATTGGCCAGCGCAAAACATTCTTAATTCATCGGATAGATGGCCAAAGCCCAAGTCCACAACACGCCGCGTGTCAGCGCCGTAGCGTACACCGCGATCGCTTTCAACCATCTTGCCGGATCTGACACTGGAATGCGTGTGCTCACTATAGGGCGGGTCCGTGATGACAGCATCCACTTCACCAAGCACGGGTAAAACATCGCGGCAATCCCCGTGATACAACGTCACCAAATCGTCTTGGTAGTAAGGCTTCACGCCGACCTCCCCAAAGCCCACTCCCCCGAATCAGCCCACAACGCCAACGCACACATAACCTGTGCCGCTACACCGGGATGCCAGGCGCAGAAGTCCACGCAATCCCCCAACACCTCCAAGTGATCCTTGGTTCTCAGCGACCGGATCAACTCGGTGGCTTTACGAACCAAAACGTTTTCGTTGCCGCAGAACTCGTAATCCACCTCTGGAGGCCCTTCAGGTTCAGGCATCGGCTCAGCCTTGTAACGCTCGATCTGGCGGTCAGTCACATTCAGCCGACGCGCTACCTCAGTCCCTGACAACCCCTGGGCGGTCAGGGCTTTCGCCGCCACCACACGATCCGGCTTCGACAACGACACCGGATAACCCTGAAGCGCAGCATCCACATTCAGCGGATCAAACGTTGCCCTCACGCCGATTCCCCAAACTCAAGCTGTTCAGAAAGGCTGCGGTTGCTCCAAATGACCTCAGTACGTGCTTGATTGCCGCCACCCTGGCCCGTCCTGGTAGGGATTTCCCTACGCCACCAACCTGCCAAGGCGGTGTCATATAGCTCCGACGCGTATCCACTGAGCACTACCGACGACTTGCATTCAATAACGGCCGCCAACAGTTCGGCGTGTTCCACATCCTCGGTCATCTCGGTCGCGTAGCCGCTAGTCGTAGAGCGGGTGCTACCCAGGTAAGGGGGATCGACATACAGGCAGCTGTCTGGAAACTTCCCGTACTTCTTGATCACTTCAATCGCTGGCACACATTCCAGGGAAACGTTCGACAAACGCTCCGCGGCGGCCGCCATACGATCCACGTAACCAGCCAGATACCCAGGCATCCCCGAAGAAGTACCGGACGGATTGATGTAGTAGCGCCAACCGGTCTTACGCAGAGTCCCAATGCGCCCTTGGGTGATACAAACCCAAACAATCCGAGCCGCCTCAAGCTCATCATCGATCGAATCAACATCAATCGACTGTGAAATCAGGTACTCGGCACGGCTGTGTGGCGTCAACGCGCACACCCTCGCCAACTCTTCTGGGCGGGAACGCAACACCCTCCAGAAAGTCATTAATCGATGATCCAGATCATTAACGGTCTCCTTTGGTGCTGGCGATTTGGCCAGAAGAACGGCTAAGGATCCTGCGTACGGCTCGACATAATGATCGTGACTAGGCAGGAGCGCTGCTATCTGCGGGCCCAATGTGGTCTTACCGCCGAAGTACGCCATAGGAGGCCTCACGCCGCACGCTCCTCACGAATCGACCCGTCGTCGGCAAGCCACACCCAACGCTCATGCCGGTAAAACACAAGCTCAAACGCAGGCTCGGCGTACTGGGAGACCAGGAAGCCTTTGTCTCGAGCTTGTCCGCGCTCACCCGTCTCAAGGAAAAGATGACAAGCCCCACAAGCGAGAACCCCGTTTGAGACGCGGCAGGTTGTAGCCCGCTTAGTTCCCCCCATCCCTCGAGCGCGTCTGTGATGTGCTTGCAATCCGGTATATAGACCGCCCATGCACACGTTCGGCCACTGCACCTCACACTCACCCAAAGACCTCTGGAACATCAGCTCTTTGGCTTCCGGAGTGAACTCGCCGGCCCTAGGCACTAGCGGCCTCCGCTCGCTCCCAGATGTCCGCGAATGTCCTCAAACCGTTGGCGGACCAGCCGCCCTCAAGTTCGTCGAGGCGGTGCGGGAACTCGGCTCGGAATCGTGCGTCAGCTTCCTCGAGTACTGGGGCGAGCTCGCGCATCTTTTCGGGCAGTGTCATGGCAGCTCCTTCATCCTCAAAGCCGTGGAGAGGGTGAACAGGCCGCGGGATTGCATGTCCTCCAAGAGTTCCCGGGCGTCGTCTTCGCCGCGCCAGGAGACTGTCGGGTTCCCTCCGGGGACGTGCTGCACTTCAACCCCCGGCGGGAGTGGGGCGCCAGCAGCCAACGCTGAATCTGCGCTAGCGAGTACGGTTCTACGTCCCTGCTCGGTGAGTTTGCGTTCAGCCAGCATCGGGTCGTTGAACTCTTCAAGAGCCCAGGCAATTGCGGCAGCTTCATCAGTGATGACGGGCATGTCCCGTGGCCCCTCAGGGTCGGAGATCAGGACGTATCCGATGCGGCGCTTCTTGCCGTCAACCTCAACATCCGACATCACCGGGATACGGGTACCGGGATCGTTTTCCAGAAGGAACTTCGACTTCTCTTCACGTTCAATCTTGTCCGCCAACTTGCGGAACTCCGCAGCCACAGCGATACGCATCTGCCGATTCACCGCGGGTTCCCCTTCTCGTCGTACTCGTCATCAACCCAAAACCAGTCAGGAACAACAGGACCAGGATCAGACAGACGCCGGTAATCGGTTGCGAGCCAATCGGACATACGGACACCACGACTCATGAGGGATCACCAAGAACTTCGGTGTACGGCCCGCGTTCGGTTAGAAAATCCAACGTACGAAGCGGGCTGCTTCCGTCATGTCCGGCATCCGTGTACCACTCGCGCTCCGCTGGCACGTACCAAAATTTCCAGCCTCGGCTATGGTCGGTTTGCGAGAAAGCGGCTTGCCACACTGTGCCGTCTCTAGCCTCTTCACAATCCAAACTCGGAAGTACACGGGGTGTACGAGGCTCGCAGCACTCCGGGCAGTCATCAGCACAATCGTGGGGATGTTCTCGGAACACGCAACCCATACACTTGCGGCCATCGCAGTTCCGGCAGTCGATTTCGCCCGGTTCCTGCTGTGTCTGTGATGCATCACGGGTGGTAATCGGGTGGGATGCCACGCATAGGTCACATACCTCAATACGGTCAGTACCAGCCCCGAACACTAGCTTGCAGCAAGGGCATTTGAATGGCTCGCGAGTAGGTTCCTGTTGTGCCGACCTGTGTGCGTGAATCGGGTCGATAAGGTCTAATCGGTCGACCTCATCCGCATTCGGCTTTGTCGGGTCGTAGATGACAGGCCAAGAGTCGGCGTCGTTAGTGTCCTTGACCGTCGCAACATTCGGGCCGTCATCAAGCCACTTGTAAGTCCAGAACGGGTGCCCGAACTTCTCGCCCCGGACGGCGATTACCGCCCCGTCGGGCCGTCGTGCGATGGTGCCAACAGGTGGCCCCCCGGGGATGCTGTTAGCGGCAGCGAGCATGTCGTCTACAGCCAGTTCCACGCCATCGCGATGCCACTGGACATGTTCACCTAGCTTGTCCACCATCGCTCTCCGCTGCGCTTCAGTCGGTTCCAGCTTCACAACGCCACCACCCTGTAGCCCTCTTCTGACAACACCTCACCGATACGGGCCATCACAGTCCCCGCATCACCACCCAACGAAAGCTCTTCCTCGATAGCGTCTTTAAGAACATCCTTGATGTAGTCACTCATGACGCCGTCCTCACCGCAGACACGATCCGTTCAGTAGCCGCACCAGCGAGGCGTTCCCAATCCTTCTCGCCGTACCCGAAATAGATCTCTTCCAAGCAACTCTTGAGCGCCCCGCGCTGCGCATCACTCAACCCACTCATCTGCATATCCCCTGCCCATTGGGCTCAATACCCCTGGAACGCAACACTTCATCACGCCTGGCCATAACCTCGGCAATGGAAGCGGACACATCAACACCACCACGGCCGGCTAGGTCTAGATGCTTGAGCATTTCCGCGCACATCAACAACACCCGCGCATCAGCCTCGTCATGATTGATCGTGTACCTACTCATCGTCTGCGTACCTCCGCATGTAAGGGAGTGATTGTTCGTGGTAGGTAGAGGGATGCTGTGAGAGCCTGGCGATTTCACGGCGCAGGGCTATGGCCTCCCTTATGTACGCCTGCTTGTCCCATATCTGGAGGAAGTACATGATGACGAAGAAGGCGAATCCTGCCCATAAGTACACATTTGCATTCACTGGAATAGCCCTCGAATCTGCTCGTCTAGCTTCTTGTGCGCCTCGGCAATTCGCTGGCAGTTCACTTCCATCTCTTTGAAGTCCGCTTTGATTTGCCCATGGCTGCGGTACGTCAATACGAGGAATGCGCAGCTCGCCAAGAGCAGAAGTACCTCTATGACCGCCAATACTGTGGTCACGACTTCCTCGCTAACCGGATGAGCGCAGCAGCGTGCACTGCCGCCACAGTTCTGAAATCGCAGTCATCAGACTGAAATCGGCCAAGGAACTCGTTGACGAATCCGCGCCACACCAACTCTGGAGACGATTCCTTCAGTAGGTCACCGACAGCCAAAGTAGCTTCTGATAGGTGGTCGTTGGCGGCGGCGTATAGCTGGTCCAGCGCACCCAAGTCGCTCGTGTTCATCGCCCACCTGCCGAGTACCACAGAACGACCATTAAGAACACCGAGAATGTGAGCAGCCACCCAACGGCGGTCCAGTTCTTGACCTGGTTACGGGCCTGCTCCTTCTCGCACGGCCTGCATGGGTGGAACACTTGGTGTGCGTGACAGATTGGGAACGTGAATAGCTCGCGCATCAGTCCTCCCAACCGTGCACTAGCGGGGACTGATAGCCAGGACGGTGTGCGGTTTTCCAGCACTCCCACATCGCCCACCCGCCAAGCCCAAGACCGCCGAGAATGACTGCCAGGAAGACGATCGCGCATATAGCAATGAGTAGGGCGAACATCACGCCGCCTCCCCTTCTTCATCTTCGGAATACTTGAACTCCATTCCGATTTGCGCGCAGGTACATGCGCGCTGGATCTCTGCGTTCAATGCCCGTGGGTTGACCTTGAGTTCAGCACTAAGCGCCGTGTAGGTCTCCAACTCGCACTTGTCGTACCGCCACAACACCGACTCCGGGTTGGGTAGTTGGCTACGGACAGAGGCCAACATCTCCTCGATGTCCTCCAAGTCAATGTCAGCTGCGCAGTCGTAAACGATTCGCTCTACAGCACTTTCGACGGTCATGCTTCCCGCCCTCCCTTGTAGTAGTCAGCGAACCGCTTCAAGAGAGTGATGTGAGTGGGACAAAACCAGATTGCGCTGTACGCCAACACTTGTCCCGCTACATACGGGTCGATGTTCGCTTTTTTGGTGAGCGATACCCCGGTGTTGAGAACGCCATCGATCGTGGGATCAGCATCCAGACTGCGGCACACCGAGATGCCGTACTTTTCGGCTAGGTCTTGAGCCGAGTCCGCGTGAGCTGGTGGAGCACATGAAACCGCTAGGACTGTTACGGCTACAGCCGTGATTGATCTACGCTTGAACACGCCACACCTCCAAGGTGTTGGTTGCAGTGGCGCTGGGGCGGTCTTCCGCCAAGATGTCCCGCCCCAGCGTTCGGGGTTTATTCAGTTGTGAACGAATCGATTACGCGCTTTTGACGCGTCTTCGTGAGCGGGCTGATAGACCGTCCAGGATGCTCACGGGCGTGGGACTTGTGACAGGTTCAGCCTCCGGAGTGACGGCTTTTGTGATGTTCCGGCGGCGGGCGACCAGATCGGTCACGTCATCCGCGGTCATGCGCCAGTCGTGGCCGACCTTGTATCCGGAGATATCTCCGTTGACGAGGTGCCGTTGTAGCCATCGGACTGGCTCTTTCCAGTTGGCAGGTAGCACCATCGCTGCCACTTCGGGGAGTGAGTATGTGTGAAGGATGACCTCGGTCATGCCGCACCCCGAATCAGTTCTTCACGAACTATCTTCCGAATGAGCTCAATCAGCGCGACGTCGTTGCCTTCATCGTCAACGCGCTTCTTCCGCTCCAGGACGCTGATCGGGACGTTGAGGGCGCGTGACAACTTCTTGTAGATATCAGGCGTCGGCAGACGTCGGCCACGCTCAAGGTCGGATAAGTGTGAGAGCGAGATCTTTGATCGGCTAGCCAAGGAGGTGAGGCTGTCGCCGTTCTTATCCCTATTGACGCGGAGCTCAGTCCATACCCCGTGTGGAGTTCCGTTGGATGGCATGTGACCCACGCTACTGCGTAGCTTCGCGTAGGTCAATACGTTCTACGCGATTTTCTTGCGTAGTGCCGTTGAACTGCTGTGTTCGAATATTACATGCTTGTAGTTGCGTAGATTTGCCGAAAAAGCCGCACTAGACTTCGCAGCACTACGCGTAGGAGAGTGTGGGTATGGAAGACGTTGATGTGCAGTCCCCGGAGGGTGCCCTGATCGACGCCTGCCGCGAGCGGCTACGCCCCAAGCTTTCCGCGCGGCGCGCGGCCGAACTGTCCGGCATCAGCGAGGGGCGGTGGCGACAGATCATCAAGGGATACCAACAGGTCACCTCTGACGTCCGCGCTCCCGTTCGCGCCCCTGCGGAAACCCTGGCGCGCATGGCGTGGACAGTCGACGCCTCTCCTGAACAGCTCAGAGAGGTAGGCCGCGCAGACGCGGCAGAGGAACTAATCGCACTGAAGGCGAACCTGGATGGGGCTAGCCGCACAGACCCGGGCGAACTCGCGGACCTGTCGCCCATCATGAGGCTCAATGCAATTACGGTCGACCAGCTGGAAGTCATGGCGAACCTTCCGTTCGATATGACAAAGAAGGATCTGGAGCAACTTGCCCGCATACGTAGCGAGGCTGAGAGACTTCCGGAAGTACTTAAACCATTCCTTGATTCCCCAGCCGGAACGAGCCAGTACATCCACAGCATTGGCAACTTGATGGCCGAAGCGCGCGACATCATCAAGAGTTACACGGATCCATATTTCCCATCCAGCTCTGACGGGGCGGAGGCCAAGCGGCGCGGTTCGGTGACACGTGCCCGCCTCAAAGGGAGATGAGACGGCGTACACGTTGAAGCCATGCCAGCCCGGCAGCCGCCGCGAATATCGATCCACACAGCGCCGCGGGAATCCAAACCGCTAACCCTGCCGTCACGGTGTCCTGCTGACTGTCGTTAAGGAACGTGGCAGTCGTCATCCGCGAAATACACGCGGTGATCCCACACCCCGTGGCGATCATGTAGACCGTTGCGATCGTCCGACTTGAGCGGTCCATCCAAAGCGGTATGAGCGCCCGCATGGAATACACCAACAGATGCGCCAGTAGTCCACACAGAATCAGCCAATACGCCAGCATCCAAAGATCAGTGACCGGCGCCCGGAAGAAATCGGGATGGTAGGAGCGCACCGCGTCTCCCGCGGCGAAAGCCAGCAGCAGGAACGGAATGAAGACGGTCGCCGGCCATTCGACGTATCGGCGGAACTTCCAATCGATATCCACGTCGAGGCGATAGAGGGCGTCCATCGTGATCGCCGAGGCCGCGATGACGTACAAATCGTGGCCGATCATGTCTTCCAAATTCCAGCACCCGGTGGCCCTGTAGAGCCAGTGGCCGATGGTGTTGCTTGCGAAGGGGCTCATGAGAAATACCGCGCCACCTTGAAGGGCGATGTTCAAGGTGGCGGCGATTTCGTCGGGGCAGTGCCATGTCGCCCAACGAACCCAGAGGGACCAGCAGATCGTTGCGAGTGTGAAGACAACTAAGGGAGTGACCACCGTGGACCGCCCCCAGAGAGCCGACATGTGGTCCCCCGACCACTAACTATGGTGAATTCGGATTCAGGTGTCCGGGTGGGATTTTCGAGCACGATTTGCTCCTCTTATAGCGAAAAATGGTGTGCTTGATCACGGGGCGCCAAGACCCGCAGGTCGCAGCGTCCATCTAGTTGAGATGTATTGATTCGCAACAACTTCAGGCTGTGAGCTGTTGTTCACCTGATAGAAACCAAAGCACCACCAGTCACAGTGGTCAATAGGTTGGGGGGCTACAGATCTGTAGCCCCCCTTGAAGTTGCTTTAAAGTTGGATCATGGTCTCTGGTCACAGCCAAGGCCAGTTTTTGCGGGCGGTACGAGATCGGGCTCAGATGTCGCAGCGACAGCTGGCTCAACGGACCGGCTATACCGTCGGTCAAATACAACATTTCGAGGCAGGTAGGCGCACCGCAACCGGCAATGGCCTCGACAGCCTCACTAGGGCACTGAACCTAAGCTCGTGGGAGATTCAGTACCTCTACGCACTAGGGGGTCGGGTGAGTGCCGAATCGACAGGAGTGGTCGACATCGCTTCCTATTTGCAGGCTATTGAGCCGCACCCCGCGGCATGGATGGATGCGGGGTGGACGGTCCAGGAATCTAATGAAGCGTTTAGGCGGCTGTTCCCCGGTTTGTGGATGACACCGAATCTGGTGCACTGGCATTACCACTCAGTGAAAGCACGAGATGTCATCCAAAACTGGAACGAAACTTCCGAATGGTGCGTGGGACTTCTACGGTTCGGGATTGCCGCCGCACCCAAAGACCCCGGACTCCAAGAAGTCATAAGCTCGCTCATGCCGATACGCGCGTTCCGAACGCAATGGGACGCGCAGATCATCCCCGTCGACCCGGCCACCCGGCCATGGATTCTGCGCGACCTGGAAAGCCGTGAACTCCTGACCGTGGACATGAGGGCGTGGCACACCCGCTCCACCTCGGGGATGCTGCTGTTCGGCGCGGTTATTGATCGGCAAGCCAACCAACAACCGCATCACCAACCCTTGAGTCAAACGCCATAGTGATCGCCTGCTCCTGCGTGGGAATCTCCACCCATGAGGTAGGTCCGCCGAGGTTGTCGGCGACCTCCCTGCCGAACACCGCCGGCACGAAGAAATCCGCTGACCCGTGCACCACGAGAGCGGGGCAGGTGATTTTCGGCAGCTCATCAACGAACCGTGTCCGGTTGGCGAGAGCATCTGCGGCGGGCCGGTAGTCCTTCCATGCCGAATCCGTCCACCGTTGCAGTAGATCCGCGGCGTCCTGGGGGGTTCCGGTGGCGTGCTCGGCCACCCGCGCATACACCGATGGGTCCGGGCCGGTGGTGCACCAGATATCCATCGCAGCGTCCAGTGCCGCGTTCTCCGACACCGAAGGCGCATCAGCTGTAGGGCCGATCAGGACCAGTCGCTCAACCCGATCTGGGGCTTTGAGGGCGGTGCGCAACGCGACGACCGCGCCCTGCCCCTCCCCCAGGAAGGTGAATGTCGTAATCCCGAGGTGGTCGACGAGGGCTAGAACGTCTTCGGCGACATCGTTGTAGTCGTAGGGCTGCTTGTCGTACACGGTCTTGCCGTGGCCGCGTAGGTCGAATGAAACAACTCGGCCGGGGAGCCGGGAAGTCAACGGCTCCAAGGAAACCGTATCCATCAAAGTGGCGTGGGTTGCCACAATGACTGGCCCTTCCCCACTATCGGTGTAGTGGATTCTCTGACCGTTCACGTCGACAAAAGGCACCCGATATTCATACCCTTTTCGCCCCTGCTGTGAAATGGCTGTGGGTGATCTTGTTTAGGCGTACAGTCCAGCGGACCGGGGTTTGGAGGGGCAGTGCTGGGACGGGTGTTCGATCCGCGTAATAACGCGCTCAATGCTTGGCGTCTCATCCTCGCTACTTCTGTAATCCTTTGGCACACCTGGCCGTTGACCGGACATGAGATTCCCGCCAGGCCGATCACTCAACTGCTTTCCCAAGTGGGGGTGGATGGGTTCTTCGCGGTATCGGGGTTTCTGATCACGTCCAGTTGGATGCGGCACCCCCAACCGGGGACGTACTTCAAAGCGCGGGCGCTGCGCATCTTTCCCGGCTTGTGGGTGTGTCTGCTGATCACCGCGTTTGTGATCGCACCTATCAGTGTGTGGATCAAGCACGGGGTGATGCCCAGCCCCAAGTCGGCGGTCGCCTATGTAATCAACGGCGGACTGCTGAATCCCTTCTACCCGGGGATTGGTGGGACACCTCAGGATGTGCCGTGGCCGGGGGTGTGGAATGGGTCTTTGTGGACCCTCACCTTTGAAATGGGCTGCTACATCTTCGTCGCCATCCTCGGCGTCACAGGACTACTGAAATACCGGTCGACCATCCCTATAGCTTTCGCGATCGCACTGTGCGGGACAGCGGTGTTCGGGTATCCGGCATTCGCGATGCAAACCATCCCCCAGATGGTCACCCGGTTCGCCGTCATGTTCGCGGCCGGGGCGTTGATCTACCAATACCAAGACACGATCCCCGCCCGCTGGTCGCTCATCGCCTTAGCAGTAGGAGTGGTGCTTATCTCCGGGCTGCTACCGAATTATCGGGTGTTGGCAGCAATCCCCTTGGCGTACCTCGTCATAGCGTCCGGCGCTATGCTCAAACGCCCGAACCTGCGCAACGACCTCTCCTACGGGGTGTACATCTACGCCTTCCCCATCCAACAGCTACTCGTCATCATCGGCCTCGGAACACTCGGAGTGTTCCCATTCTTCATTCTGGCGACCCTGCTAACCCTCCCGCTGGCGGCAATGAGCTGGTTCATTATTGAGAAACGCGCGCTGGCGTTGAAGAAACGGAAACAAGTGGTGGCCGTCTAGACACCGCGACTCCGGTTGAAACGCCAGATAATTGAGGTATGAGCGACTGGTACTACGTCCGATTCATGTACTACCCATTTTGGAACGTCAGCGTTGAGAACGACTGCGCCATGAACGTTGAGGCCGACACGGACATGGGGAACTTGTCGGTCGAAGAGTTTCATGGCATGTTCCCGAATGCCCGCAAGGTCACTCAAGAGCAGGTTAACCAAGGGTTGGCGAAGCTGCGGAAGCTACGCAGTGAGTTGGTGTCCGAATGAACGAGAAGCACGAACTGCCCGAGCCGGTGCGCTCACAGATAGCCGCGATGATGGCGCAGCGAGATTTGCAGCTTGAACGTGAGCGCGCAGACAGGATGCGCGATGACAGCAACACCCTGTATGAATTGCGCGGCTGGCTACGCTTATGTAGCGACAACCCCGCCGGGCATGCCGAGTTCTACCAGTGGGCCTGCCACTACATCTTCGGCGACAAGCCACCGATTGAGGAGGCCGGATGAGCGAGAACATTCCCACGTTTTGCCCAAAATGCGGATACCGAGGAAGGCCTTGCGAGTTGGGCTGTGGGGGTACCGATTGCCCTATGTTGGCCGCAAGAAGAGTGCGGGAGAGGTTGGCGCAAGGACTCCCAACGAATCTTGATCGCGCGTAGAATGTGCAGGTCAAGGGAGGGCTCATGGAAGAGCAAGAGCCGACAATGGTGTCGCCTGCCGCTCTGGCTGAAACCGGCGTTGTAGAGACTGCACCCACCGCCTGGTCCGAGACGGAAGAGCTCGAAGAGCCTGAACCGTACGACGATCCCCGCGGACGCAACTGGTTGATCAGCGGAGTCATCTTCGCCGCTACAGCAGCGGTTGCAGGATTGGTTGCTGGCGGCGCATACGTCTTCTTCGGCCAAAGCCCAAAACCTAATACCCCGCCGCCGACCACTGTCGTCGCTGAGCCTCCGAAGGTTGTTGCGGCAGATCCGAAATCGCCCGTCGATGACGCATACCTAGCGGATGTCTTCAGCCAAGGAATCCCCGTCTCGGACGTAAACCGCGGGTCACTCATCCAGATGGGCCAAGCCACCTGCGTCACCCACCGCGACAACCCGTCCATGCAGATAGTCGACCTGGCTATGACTATCGCCGAAAAGCGGACCGCCTACCCGTACGACAAAGCCCGGATCATCGTGACCGCGGCGTTCGAGCACTACTGCCCGAAACTCGCCGCGCCGCAGCCCGCCGTCTACGACCAGAAGTTCTTGAGCAAGATGCGGGCACTGGGCTGGACTATCACCGATGCGGACGGGATGACCCACAACGCACGGCAATCATGCTCACTGCTCACCCAGGGGAACACCGTGCAGTTCGTACAGCAGTCCCTCAGCGCAGAGACGAATACTCCACTAGATCAGGCCGTGGAGTTCGTACGCACCGCGATGTCCATCTACCCGAACTGCCCCTAGGTCGTTCCACTTAATGCTGATGCAATCGCGCTCGCCGCAGCCTGGGCGCTGCGCCTATCCAAGTGCCCGTACACATCCACTGTTGTTTGGATGGATTCGTGTCCGAGGTGCTGCTGAATGACGGGCAGCGGTATGCCGGCCTGGATGAGCCAGGACGCGCAGGTGTGGCGCATGTCGTGTATCCGGGGGCGCGGATCGAGCTCTGCGCGCGCTACCGCGGGGTTCCACACGTTGATACGGAAGCTCTGCCCCCGTACGGGTCCGTCGACCGAGTGTCCTCCCCTGCCCGGTTTGGTGAACAGCCACTCTCCGCTGTAGTCGAGTTTGTTCAGGACATCGGTTGGGACGTTGATCGTGCGGTTCGATTTCTTCGTCTTGGGTGGCCCGATCTTCTGCCCCTTGCCATCGTCACCCTTCTTCCAGGCGCGCGCGATTCGAACCGTTCCGGCCTTGATGTTCACATCGCCTGGTTTGAGTGCGGTGACCTCACTCCACCGGGCGCCCGACGCCACCAGAAACTCCACCAGCGGGCGCCACGGTTCAGTGACCTCGGCCAGTAGGGCGGCGAACTGCTCGCGAGTAAGGAACACCATCTCCGGTCGCTCGCCGCGCGGGAGCCGTGTTCGGTCAGCCGGATTGGAGGGGATCTTGTCGGCCCGTACCGCGGTCGCTAATGCTCCCGAGAGAAACGCATGCTTGTTGGCGATCGTCTTCGGCGCGAAATCCTCCCCGAGCGCCTGGACCCAACGCGACACATCCTCGCGGGTCAGCTTGGCCAGTGGGAGCGCCCCCAAGAGTGGGTCAATGTCGTTCTTGAGGTAGCGCTTGTAGCTGGCGATTGTGCCCGGATCCACACCCGTCAGGTGGTTGATGTGGTGCTCAATCCAGTCGTGCAACGTGAGCTCTGAAGTCCCCCTCGGTGTGCGCTCTAGCCGATGGAGCTCAACGGCGCGATCCGATCCGAGTCGGTCGACCGATTCCTTGAGCACCTCTGCCAGCGCTTTGTCCTCGAAGGTGTAGCAGGTCTGTTGCCCTCGATGCCGGAAGTAGACGCGATGGACGGGTGTTCCGTCCTTGCGCTCACCGCTCCTGATTGAGGCCAT